AACTCAAATTCAGTATGTGTATCAATACCTTTTTCTTCGATAAAAGTGTCTAACCAAGAGTTAAAACTCATATTTTTATTTCCTTTCTTATTAACATCTATTACTTATATAATTACTGTGACAATATTTGTCAAGGTATTTACATAAAATAATAATATTTAGTTGACTTAATGAACTAAAATACTAATTATAGTGTTTATAATAGCTGCATTTTGCCTTCAGCTATTCATAAATCACAAATACAATAACTTGCGGTTGCTGTTGCGTATTTTTTCCATCTTATTTTATATTTTAACATCTAGCAGTAACCGCCATTTGTAGGAACATAATGAAAAGTATTGTTACAAAAGAAATGATGAGTGAAATTAATGATCGCATTTGCGATGGTGAAAGCTTGACGCAAATATGTAAGGATAGTCATTTACCTTGTCGTAGAACGATTGCCAGACACATACAGAGGAATGAAGAAGCTTATGAAGAGCATAGTAAGGCAAGAGCAATACAAGGCCATTATTATGAGGATTTAGTAGCTGATATTGCAAAGAGTCCGTTACCAGCTGATCCTAAGATGGCAATGGCAGAAGCAACATGGAGAAGAATTAAGATGGATAATCTTGATAAGCTTAAACGACAGTTGCAGCCACTTGGAGGAATAAGAAACAAGAAAGAAGATGTGCCACAAGGTGTGCCGTCTAAGATAACATTTGAATGGGATGGTTAGGTTCTTATGTTGTGTCTTTGTCGCCGATCACGCGTACATTTTGTAGAAAAATAGGCAAATAGTTACATAATAGGTATTATGCGAATAGGATATTGTTATAAATCAATAACTTACACAGGTGTTGCAGTATTATGTAACTTTTGTGGTAGATTTTTGCAAAAAAAACTGCACCCTACCCCCCTAAAACCTGGGGCGCGCGTATATGCTATAACACACATATAAAAAAAACACACATTTACAATGTTAACAAAAAAACAAAAACAAGCTATGTCAAAGCACAAAGATCATCATAGTAAGAAACACATGGATGAAATGGAAAAGGCAATGACTAGAAAGACCAAACCATTGACGTTTACACAAGCGCATCGTTTAGCTATGAGGAAGGTAGGCAAGTGAGTACACCAGCTTGGCAGCGTAAGGCTGGTAAATCCCCTACAGGTGGCTTAAATGAGCGTGGAAGGGAATCTGCTAGAAAGCAAGGCATGAATTTAAAACCGCCTGTTCGTTCTGGTGATAATCCACGTAGAGCGTCTTTTTTAGCTAGGATGGGTAATATGCCAGGGCCAGAATATAAGGATGGCAAGCCCACAAGATTATTACTTTCTCTGAGGAAATGGGGAGCGAGTAGTAAAGCGGATGCTAGAAGTAAAGCAGCCAATATATCGAAACGAAACAAAGCGAAAGGATAGGATATGCCAGGAAAGAAAAAAGGTAAAGGCAAAGGTGGCAAAGGCGGTTACTAATGATGACACCTAAGAAAAAGAAGTTAGCGGCTATGTATGGTGATCCTAATAAGATAACGAGGGGTGATGTTATTGCTGCTGCTAAGAAAAACCAAAACAAGCAAAAACCTAAGAGAAAGACGTTAGCATGAGTTTATATGAGAATATTAATCGTAGAAAGCGTTTAGGTATATCGAGAAGTAAAAAGAAGTCTACGATTACTGATAAGGCTTATAAGAATATGCAAGCTGGTTTTCCTGATAGTAAGAAGAACAAGGCTAAACGCAAGCGTATGATGGCCTGATGAAAATTACTATTCCTTATGCGCCAAGGCCTTTGCAAAAGGAATTGCATAAGCAATTAAGTAAACATCGTTGGTCGGTTGTTTTGTGCCATCGTAGGTTTGGCAAGACAGTTATGGCGATTAATCATTTATTGAGAGAAGCGATAATTTGCGACAAACCTAATCCTCGTATGGCGTATATTGCACCTACCTACCGACAGGCCAAGCAAGTAGCTTGGGATTATTTAAAGGAATACACGCGAAATATTCCAATGGTTCGTTACCATGAAACAGAATTACGTTGTGATTTGCCAAATGGTAGTCGTGTATTTTTGCTGGGTGGTGAAACGCCTGATGCCTTACGTGGTATTTATATTGATTTATGTGTTATTGATGAAACAGCGCAAGTAAGCAGTAGTTTGTTTTCAGAAGTTGTAAGACCAGCTTTGTCGGATCGTAAAGGTGGCTGTATATTTTTGGGTACGCCAAATGGTATGCAGAATACTTTTTATGAGGTTTGGGAATCTGCAAAAGGTCAGAAGGATTGGTTTAGCGCAAGATACAAAGCAAGTGAAACTAATATTCTGGATGCTGAAGAACTTGATAGTGCAAAACAATCAATGTCTGAGGATCAGTATAATCAGGAATATGAATGTTCTTGGGTTGCTGCTATACCAGGTGCGATTTATGCCAAGGAGTTGGAAAAGATTGATGGTAAGGATCAAATAACAAGTGTACCTTATGATCCTACTGTAAAAGTAGATACATTTTTCGATTTAGGTGTTAATGACAGTACGGCAATCTGGTTTGTGCAAAAGGTTGGTCACGCTGTACATATCATTGATTATTATGAAGCGAGAAACGAAGGCCTACCCCATTACGCAAGAGTATTGCAGGAAAAAGATTATTTGTATGGTTCTCATTATGCACCACATGATATTGAGGTAAGGGAGCTTGGATCAGGTAAGTCGAGAAGAGAAGTCGCTTATGATTTAGGTTTACATTTTAGAGTTGTTCCAAAGTTACCATTAGAAGATGGCATTCATGCAGCTAAGATGCTCATACCGCGTTGTTATTTTGACAAATCCAACTGTAAGGTTGGTTTAGAGGCCTTACGGCATTATCATCGTGCCTGGAATGATCGTATGAAAACATTTAGAAATAGTCCTGTTCACGATTTTTCGAGTCATGCAAGTGATGCTTTTCGTTATTTAGCGGTAGGTATTCGAGAAGGCACAGGAGATGCAAGGCCTAGACAGCATAGGGCTGAAATGAGTTATAACCCATTTGAAGCGAGATTATAATGGCAACATTTATGGAAAGGCTTGAAAAAGCTATAAAAGATTTTGGTCGTAATTTTTCAGATCCTGTTGGATTGGCACAAGAGATGGGTGCAGCTGAAAAAGATAAGCCAGAAAGTGAAAAGCGTTTTGCTGTTGCAGAATATGATATGAATAAAGACATTAAAAAAGGTATGTTTTACACAAAGCCTATGGACATATCTAAATCTGAAGGTGAACAAAGGCGTGATGATCGTGATGCTGCAAAAAAGCAACAACAAAAGACACTTGTTACACAAGCGACAACAGACACAAGTGGGGATGATGATACTGCTGCGGAAAAAACAGATGTTGAATTAGCTGCTGATAAAATGGCAGCTGCTGCTAATACGACTAATCAATCTGTAAATGTTACAGAAGCTGTATCAGAAGCACAAAAGCCTAAGAAGAAAGGTTTAAAGGGCGGTACAATAGCAACATCACCGAGAGGGCTGTTATCTACCGATACATCTGTATTAAGGCCTAGAAGGGGCTTATTGGCTGGCTGATGTACACAATGAAGAAAAAAAAGAATATTGCTGGCGATATGGGTGCAAAAAGTAACCAAACGATAAGAGGTTTTCGATTTTCTATGAATATTGACCCATTGGAAAGATTAAATCAGCGCATGGCTGGTCGAACCCAAGGCCGAGGTTTGACAGGTTTAAAAAAGAAAAAGACATTGTTAGGATAAACGCATGGCAATAGATCAGATGGTTGCGGATTTAGATCGCAGATATTCTAAATTACTAACAAAGCGTAGTAATTGGGAAAGCCTGTGGCAAGAGTTAGGCGATTATGTTTTACCTAGAAAAGCGGAAATAACAAAAAAACGCATACAAGGTGGTAAAAGGACAGAATTAATTTTCGATAGTACAGCGGTTCATGCTGTAGAATTGTTAGCATCTAGTTTGCATGGTATGTTGACAAATGCAGCGATGTCTTGGTTTTCTATGCAATATAGGGATATTGAGCTTGCTAAAGATGACAAGGCAAATGAATGGCTGGCAAAATGCACAAGATTGCTTGATAAGGCCTTAAAAAGATCAAATTTCAATCAGGAAATACATGAGTTGTATTTTGATTTAGTTGTATTTGGTACAGGTTGTTTATTTATTGAGTATGACGAAGAGGGATTAAGGTTTTCTGCAAGGCATATTGGTGAAATAACAATAAGTGCAAATGGCAAGAATAAGATTGATACTGTATATCGAACTTTTAAAATGACCGCACGACAAATAGCGCAAAAGTTTGGCAAGGAAAATCTACCTGACCGCGTACAAAAGGATTTAATGAAAGAGCCTTATAATGAACATGAGGTTGTTCACGTTGTTTATCCAAGTTCTGACGCTATACAAAACGTATTTAAGAAGCCTGTAGCTTCCTGTTATTATCATAAGGATAGCAAAGCTGTGTTGCAGCGTGGTGGATTTGATGAATTTCCTTTTTGTGTTCCTCGTTTTAACTTAGATAGTACAAGTATTTATGGGCGTTCTCCAGCCATGAGTTGTTTAGCAGATGTAAAAATGGTAAACAAAATGTCTGAAGTGTCTATAAAAAGCGCGCAAAAGCAACTAGACCCTCCCTTATTAGCCCCTGATGATGGATTTTTCGCGCCTATACGTACCACACCAGGGGCGTTGAATTTCTATCGTAGTGGCACTAGGGATCGTATAGAACCCTTAGTTGCTGGTACGCAAACGCCAATACCTTTGCAAATGGAGGAGCAAAGGCGCAATGCTATACGTGCAGCGTTTTATGTTGATCAGCTACAACTGCAACAAGGGCCACAAATGACAGCAACAGAGGTATTGCAAAGAAACGAAGAAAAAATGCGATTACTTGGGCCTGTAATGGGTAGGTTGCAAACAGAACTTTTACAGCCATTAATTAATCGTTCTTTTCAATTAATGCTTAGAAATGGACAATTACCTGATGCACCACCAGAATTACAAGGCAGGGATATAGATATTGAATATGTATCACCATTAGCTAAAGCGCAAAAAACAACAGATTTACAAAGTGTTTTACGTGGTTTAGAAGCCTTTATTGGATTAAGGGAAATAGCACCTGGTGTCATGGATTACATAGATGATCAAGGTTTAGTTAAATATGTTGTTGATGTTGCTGGTATTCCAGCTGAAATTATACGTTCTGATAGTGAGGTTGAAGAAATACGTGAGGAGCAAGCAGAAATGCAAGCTATGCAATTAGAGCAACAGCAGCAAATGATGGCAGCTGAGCAAGCACAAAAAGCTGCGCCTATGATGAAAGTATTAACAGAATCAGAAGCAACTGAAAGTGCTGCATGAGAAAAATTACAGAGTTAAGAAATGAAGAGCTTTCTGGTTATTATCGTAGGATATTTGCCAGCGAAGATGGACAAGTTTTTTTAGAGCATTTAAAACTTTGCCATAATTTTTATAAAACAAGTCAAGTAACAGGTGATCCTTATGAAAGTGCTTTTCAAGAAGGACAGCGATTTGTTGTTTTAAATATACTTAAAATGCTTGAAGATAAACCAAAAGATCAATTTAAAAAAGGAATGACCAATGAGTGAAGGGGCAACCCAGCAAGAGGCTGGATCTCAACCAGAAGCTAGTGAAACAGCTTCCGTTAGTTTTCTTGATACTTTACCAGAAGATATTAGAGGAGAACCAAGTTTAAAAAATTTTACAGATACTGCTGCATTAGCAAAATCTTACATTAGCGCGCAGAATATGATTGGTAAAGATAAGATACCAATACCAGGACAATCAGCAACAGAAGAGGAATGGAATGAAGTATATTCGAAACTTGGTCGGCCTTCTCAATCCGCTGACTATAATTTTAAAAATGTGGAAAATTTTGAAGAAGCTGGGCTGGAGTTTTTTAGGGATATTGCTTTTGCCAATGGTCTTAGTGCAAAGCAAGCTGAAGGCATTGCAAAAAGCCTTACTGAAAAAACAAGTGAAGCAGATCAAGAATACCAAACCCATACAGAAACCCTCGTTAACGAAGGGATTGCGGAACTCGAAAAAGAGTGGGGGCAAGCGTATGACCAAAAAATAACACTTGGTTTACAAGCTGCAAAAACACTTGATGCACAGCAAATGTTAAGTAATTTAGTTTTGCAAGATGGTCGTAAACTTGGTGAAGTACCTGAGATTATACGATTGTTTGTAGATCTGGGCGGTAAATTAGCAGAAGATAATTTAATAGGTGAAGTTGATCAATCGTTGCCAACGCCAAAAGAATTACAAAAAGAATATGAAGAAATAACACGCAAGGATGGGCCTTATTGGGATGCTAAACATCCTTTGCATGAGAAATACGTAGATCAGGCGCAAGAAATAAACCGCCAGATTTATAATGAAGGATAATCGATAGACCCTTCTGCAAGTTGTAAGTCAACAGGTTCGGTTCGGCTTTAAAGAACAAGTTAGATCCATGTGGACAACCTAGCGAAAAAACCAAAATTGAAACTTAACTAAGGAGTGTGATTTTATGTCTACACAAATCACGACAGCCTTTGTTCAACAGTATTCGTCTAATGTACAAATGTTATCACAGCAGATGGGTTCTCTTTTGCGTGATACTGTTAGTGTTGAAACGATTAATGGTGACAAGGCTTTCTTTGAGCAAGTTGGTCAAGCAGCAGCACAAGCAAGAACAAGCCGTCATGCTGATACACCGCTCATGGACACACCCCATGCAAGACGCATGGTAACATTAACTGATTATGAGTACGCTGATCTTATCGATGACCAAGATAAAATTAGATTACTGATTGATCCAACATCAAGTTACGCTAAAGCAGCAGCAGCTGCTATTGGTCGTTCAATGGATGATGTTATTATTACAGCTATGGGCGGTTCTGCGTCTACAGGTGTAACAGGTAGCACATCTACAGCTTTACCATCTGCACAAAAGATTGCTCATGGTAGTGCTGGTTTGACTATTGCAAAGCTCGTAACCGCTAAGAAAAAACTTGATGAAAAATCAGTTGATCCATCAATACCGAGATATATTGTTGTTTCACCAGAGCAAATTGAAGATTTGTTAAATAGTACAACAGTTACTAGTGCAGATTTCAATTCTGTAAAAGCACTTGTGCAAGGTGAAATTGACACTTTCTTGGGCTTCAAATTTATCACAAGCAACAGATTAACAGATGATGGCACAAGCCGTCTTTGTTATGCATGGGCTGAAGATGGTATGAAGCTGGCTATTGGTAAAGAGCCAACAGCTAGAATTGAGGAGCGTTCCGATAAATCATATTCAACGCAAGTTTACTATTGTTCTTCTTTTGGTTCTACCAGAATGGAAGAGGAAAAAGTAGTACAAATTGCGTGTAACGAATAAGGAGGTTAGACAATGGCTACAGTTTATTCCGTTGGTCGAACCAACAATCGCGCAACGCCTACTGTTATGAACCCTGTTAACAAGCACAAAGGAAGAATAAGAGTTATGCACGATGTGTATGAAGCTTCTTCTTTAGCTAGTGGTGATGTTATTGAAATGTTTATAATGCCAAACAATGCAAGGTTGCTTGAGGGATCATTAGCGCATGATGCGTTAGGTTCATCAACAACTTTATCTGTTGGGTATGCTGAACATAAAAATGCAGCTGGTACTACAGTAAGCGCGTCAGCAGCAGCTTATAAAGCAGCAGCAGCGTCAACATCCGCACAAAAAGTAGATATTCTTGCTACCTTGGCTTTAGGGTCAGGTACAACAATAGATGCTAATGGCGATGGGATGCCTGTTACTGTTACGATGGGCGGTGCAGCTGGCACAGGCACTATAGAACTTACGATTAAGTACGTTCTTGATTAATTAGTTGGGGGGGAAACCCCCCTGCTTTTTGTACCTGACATAAGTGACAGAAATGACAGAAATATGTCAGTTGTGTCAGTTGTGTCAGGGGTATTTTATTATTTTGCCTATAAAAACATTGTAGGAGTTATTATGGCATCAAAAGTTGATATAGCCAATTTTGCACTAAACATTATTGGAGCAAGTACGATTTCTAGTTTAACTGAAAACGTAAAAGCAGCTATTGTAATCAATCAAAGGTTTGATAGCATACGCGATGCGGTTTTTCGTTCTCATCCTTGGAATTGTTTAATTAATCGTGCAGCTTTATCGCAAGATAGTTCTACACCAGCTTTCGGTTATGAAAAACAATATATACTACCTACTGATCCATTGTGTTTAAAAGTTTTAGAATTTAGCAATGGAACTTTAACCTATCCATACGATAATATGGCTAATACTGATGGTTCACCTGTTTTTGTTATTGAAGGTAGAAAATTACTTACAAACGAAGGCACAGTGAAAATAAAATATGTAGGTCAAGTTACAGATACAACATTATATGATTCTACTTTAGTCGAAACATTAGCAGCAGCAATTGCATCAGAAGTTGCTTATGCATTATCAGGCAGCAGTACGTTAATGAATACGACTTATCAATTGTATCAGGAAAAATTACGTGCTGCACGTTTTGACGATGCAACAGAAGGACAACCACAACGTATAGAGGCTTCAGACTTTCTTGAGGTACGTCTATAATGGTAAAATCTGCGCCATCTTTATCTTCCTTTACAGGCGGTGAACTTTCACCACGTTTGTCAGGAAGAGTAAATATAGCCAAGTATACAGAAGGATTATCTGACTTAACGAATTTCCTTGTTCTTCCGCAAGGTGGTGTAACACGTAGACCAGGCACAGAATTTTTAGGCGAAGTAAAAGATAGTGCTGACACAACGAGATTAATTCCTTTTCAGTTTAAAACAAGTGACACGTATATTCTTGAATTTGGTGATCAGATCATGCGTGTGTATAGAAGTGGTCTGCAAGTATTAACAGGATCTGCCAAAACTCTTACAGCTATGACAAATGCTAATCCAGGCGTTTTCACTAGTAGTAGTCATGGGTTAAGTAATGGTGATGAAGTATTTTTAAACATAAGTGGTTTAGGTGCTACTTATTTAGCTGATTTGCAAAATAGAAATTTTAAAATTGCAAACGTAACAACAAATACTTTTACGTTAACAGACTTGTTTGGTAATGCGATTAATACAACTAGTATGAGTACATTTTCCGCTGGAGAAACGCAAACAGTTGACAAAATATTCGAGGTAGCAACGCCTTATACGTCTGCACAATTAGCAGATGTAAACTTTGCACAAAGTGCTGATACTATGTATTTAGTGCATCCTAGTCATGCTATTCGCACACTTACAAGATCAGCAGACAACAATTGGACATTCGCAACGCCTACTCTTACTAGCCCCCCACTAAATTTAAATGCAAGCACAGATAATTATCCATCTGTTGTTACTTTTTTTGAACAGCGATTAGTATTTGCTGCAACTAATAATAATCCACAAACATTATTTTTTAGCAAAAATGGTGATTACACTAATTTTACTGTAGGTACAAATGATGACGATGCTTTAAGTTATACCATTGCGTCTAATACAGTTAATGAAATTCGCTGGATGTCAGCAACTAGAGTTTTAGTTATTGGTACATCTGGTGGAGAATACGTACTTGCAACATCTTCTGAAGGGCCTGTTACGCCAACAACAACCTTAATTAGAAAATACAGTAATTATGGTTCAGCAAAAATACCACCTGTGCAAGTTGCTGATGTAACTTTATTTCTACAAAGGAACAAAAGAAAATTAAGAGAATTTAGATACGTAGGTGATGTAGATCAAAGTGGTTATCAAGCTCCTGACATGACTATATTATCTGAGCATATTACAGATGGTGGCATAACTGATTTAGCTTATCAGCAAGAGCCTGACAGCGTTGTATGGTGTTTAAGAGCAGATGGCACGTTGTTAGGGATGACATACAGGCGTGAAGAGCAAGTTGTAGCATGGCACAAACACGTTATTGGTGGAGTGTTTGGCACAACAACAGTAACAGTAGGAAGCATAACATCATCATTTGTTGGTAAGACAGTGACGTTAACAAAAGGTGATGGTACAAGTGTTACATTTACAGCTGATGCATTAGGAGCATCGTCAGCGTCATCAACATTACATTTTATTCCTGTTAGTGGTGCAAGTAATACAACAGCCACAAATCTAGCGACAACTATCAATAATCATTCTGATTTTACAGCTACGGCAAGTACAACAACAGTTACTATAAAATCTGCTATTGGTCAGGTAGTAACCGCAACATCATCAGATGATAATAATTTACGTTGTGCATCTCAAACAAATGCTGTTGTAGAAAGTATTGCTACTTTACCATCAGATACATCAGAAGATGAATTATACATGATTGTCAAAAGAACAATCAATAGTGCTACTAAGAGATATATTGAAAGATTAAAATTAATTGAATTTGGGAATACAACAGAAGAAGCTTTCTTTTGTGATAGTGCTTTAACCTTTCCATCTGGATGGCCTACGCCAGCTGATTATTCAACAGAAAGAACAACAGCCATGACAGGGTTATATCATTTAGAAGGTCAGATTATTTCTATAACGGCTAATGGTGCAGCCCATGCTGTGCGTACAGTGTCATCTGGTGATGTAACATTATCATTTGAAAGCACATTAGCTGTTATGGGTTTAGGATATAATTCAAGTATGCAAACATTAAGATTAGAAGCTGGTAGTGCAGATGGCACATCACAAGGCAAGCCTAAAAGATTACATGGCGTTACAGTAAGATTGTTAAATACTGTTGGTTTAGATGTTGGGCCTGATGCAGACACATTAGAAACCATACCTTTCCGCGATAGTTCAATGGCAGCAAGTGAAGCTGTGCCTTTGTTTACAGGTGATAAAACAGTAGAATTTACAGGCACATACTACGAAAACGACACTATTCACATAAGACAAACACAAGCATTACCAGCAACAATATTGGCTATATACCCAAGATTAACAACTTTTGATATTTAGTATGATTACATTTTTTCAAGCATTGTCACTAGGTGCAACACTTCTAGGCTCATTACAACAAAAAAAGCGTTATGATAGTGCAGCAAATGCAGCGCAAGAAGTTGGAGAGTTTAACGCACAATTAATAGAAAGAGATATAGGTTTATTAGCAAAGCAACAAGACATAGTAAATCGCAATCACTCTATTTTTAAAACAAGAAGAAAAATTGATTTAGACAGAGTACAAGGTTCTGTAAAGGCATCAACAGCTTATGCTGGCATTGACATAGCAAGTACAACAACAGCTGAAAACCTAGAAAGAAATGCGCGTGAATTTGATTATGAAATGGCAACAGCTGATTTTAATAATGCTGTTGCAAATATGCAAATTGAAGATGCAAAAGAGGACAAGAGATTGTCAGCGGAGTTATCGCGCATGGAAGGTGGTCAGCAAGCAGCATCACTTAGATCACAAGGTACAACCGCGCTTGTACGTGGTTTAAGCACAGGAGTTAGACAAGCAGATGAATATGGATTATTTGGATGAGAATACCTTTTTATAATGCTAGAGTACAACCAACGAGCGAAGCTCCAGGTCGATCTATTACATCAAGAAAAAACTCAAGTTTAGCAGTGCAAACAGCTTTAGATAAAGGTGCGCCTGTGTCAGAAGCATTAACGCAAATAGGGGAATATTCTCGTATGCGTTATGAAATGGCGCGTGAAAATTTATTAAATGAAGCGACACTTGGTGCAGAAGAACAAATATTTAATGCCTACAGAGAATTTCAACAATATGGATCACCTAATACACAGTATGCTGGTTTAAGCTTTAATAAAGTCTTAGATGGTGATGACCCTCTTTGGAATAAGAGGATGAATAAAATAAAAAAAGAAATGAAAACAAAGCTTGGTAAAGACAAATATACCAATAATAAGTTTGATGCTTTTTTTGCACAAAGTGAATTAAGAAATAAATTTAAATTACGTGGTGTTATTGACACTAAGGTAAAAGCTGCTGCTGCAAAACATAGGTCTATGAAATTGCAAAATGCAGTTACAAAACATGGCAATAAAAATATTGATTATAATGATTTTGTGTTTGAGCGTAGAATGTTGGCTACAGACCGAAACACAATGTTAAAATTTAAAATTGATGGTAAAACTGTTTACAATGAAGCAGATTTATCTAATCAAGAAAAGGCAATTACATACGATGTTGCTGAGTTAGCTCTTACTGATTATGCCTTTGATCCTAATAATGATAATCCACTTACGCCTATTGAAGATTTGCGTACAGTAGTATTTGCTAACCAAAAAGAAAATATCGATGTTAAATTTAGTGATTTGGATAATAAAGGAAAAGAAATCGTTAAATTATTAAATGATTTACCTACCAAGCAAAAAATTAAAATTTTTAGTGACGTATCAAGATTAGCTGGTGTTGTAAACGCTCCAACATTTGAAGAAATTGAAGCTGAAAATGAAGCAAAATTATTAGCTAAATTAGAAAAAGAATCAAAAAAAGAAGAAAAAGAAACAACAAAAAATTTGCGAGAAGTTAGCAATGTAGAACTCACAAACATAAATTTGCAAATTGATAATTTAACAACAGATTATACAGAGCTAAATGAAAATGATATTGAACAATTTGAAGATACACTAATAGCATTACAGGCAAAAGCAGAAGTTTACGAAAAAACACTTGGAGAGCCATTTCAATCAAGCACGTTGTATCAAAATATAAGAAAAGCAAGAATACAGCTAAATGAACAAAAAACATTATTGCAATCTCATAATCAATTTTATTCTCTTAATAATTTTAATGAAATGACAGTTGCAGCTAACAATGAAGAGCTTGCAAAAACAAGTTTTGGTCAAAAGGTGCAAAAACTTTTTGTTGATGAATTACAATCTACAGTAAAAGCTGCTACAGATGGTGATTTAATTGATCATATTGTAAACAAAAAACGTATAAAAGAGGGTATGGGTTTTGGGGGTGCAGAGTATCAAAAGTTTAATATGTCAATGTTGCAAGATGAAAATGAACAAAATTTATTAGGTTTTGCAAAAAAAGCTAGAACTTTTGGCAGATTTATTCACACTCAATATCATCCTGACGCTAGTAATTCTAATACGCCAATACAATTTTTAGATAGTGAAAGCGCAACAAATATAAAAAATGAATATCATAATGAAACTGCTATTGGCAAAATGTCATTACTTAAAAAATTAATTGGTGCTTTTGATAATGATTTTGATGATGTGTTAGAGCAAATTGGAGTTAATCCAAATATGTTTGTTGCAGCTAGATTAGTACAAGAAAATACAAAAACAGCAATAGAAACAGCAAATCATATTATGATTGGATCAGAAAGAAGGTCTAATAATCAAAAAAATTCTTTTATAACGCCTTCTGTAAAAAATGACGTTCTTCATGTTTTACGTTCAGCATTTTTGCCGTCAGGCCATGATATGTTGCCAAATTGGTTAGATGCAGCAGAAAGTCATGCAACAAGTTATTTTGATAATATATCACTAGAGAATTTTGAAGATGCAGCATTAACTGAGGATGATAAAAAAACAACAGGCAGAAATCAAATATTATTTTCAATGAGTAAAATATTTGATGCTACTATGTCAGAAGAAATTGCAACATCAACAAATTTGCAAGACATTGATAGTTTGCCTTTTGCAGATGCTGGTGGGTTTCAAACTTTAAATAATAGAATTATTTTTGTGCCTAATGGAATTTCCGCTGAAAATATAAGTAACAATTTAGATAATTTAACTAAATTTCATTTAGAAAAATCAAGTATATCAAATGTAAAATTAGATGGGTCTTTTGTGTACCATGATGAAACAGGTGGTATATTATTATCAGATAAAGCATTAAAAGATATTAAAGACAATTCTGATCAATATTTTTTACTTGCTGATACGCAAGGTAGATCTATGCTAGTGCGTTCTGCCAATACATCAAAAGGATATACACATCAAAGAGATGCAAATGGCGATCCTATATTTTTAGATCTTAATAGGTTTGGGAAAGAAACAATGTTTGTTGATAGACTTGCTGGAATAGATTAAATGGATTTATTCTACAAAAGAAAAAAAACATCTCAACTAGATATAGCTTTTGACGAAGGTTATGGTGAAGAAGATATAGGTGGTAGTTTTATAGATAATTTTAATGCTGCTTATAACAACATGATTAATTTAGAGCGTTCAGATAGTATGTCTACTTTACTTAAAAACGCTTACGATCCTGTTATGACACACGTAGACAAAGTTATGAAAGCAAATGGCAGGGGTACTTTAAACTTTTCAAATATTTTTGTTGATCCACTTGGAATAAGGCCAGATAAACCTTTATCTTATGGTATAGTTAATAAAGAGTTAAAAAATCCAGCATCACATTTAGATATGATGTTTGGTGGTTTTATTGGAAAAGATAATAAATATCATGCTAAAGCAGATGCTTTATTTAAAACAATAAAAGAAAATAGTGATATTTTTCCAGAACTAAAAGTTCTTACTAAAGATCAGATTGAAAAACAAGCAGTAGAAACAGCTTTAAAATCGCATTTAGAATTACAAGGTATAACAGAAAATAGTCCTGGTTTTATTAATTCCACAGCAAGATTTGCTGGTTCAATGGCTGGGGCTGGTACTGATCCAATCAATGTAGCTGCAATGGCTTTAGGAATGAACCCACAAACAGGGTTACTTAGATTAATGTTAAGAGAAGCTATTATTGGTGGTTCTTCTGAAGCTTTAATTCAAGGCGGTGCTGTTATGAAATGGTACGATGAATTAGGCCTTGATTATTCATTTGAAACATTTGCAAAAAATGTAGCAGCAGCAAGTGCTTTTAGTTTTGTATTACCAGGAGCTTTTGATATAGCTGGTCAATCAGTAGAAATGTCATCTGAATGGATCAAAAAAGGTTTAAAAGTTCTTGGTGTTCAAAACAAAAAAAAGAGTCCTTTGCTGCATGGTTCAGAAGAGTTCCAAGCAAGTATTGATGATATAGTTAATAGTAATCCGCAAGATAATAGTGAACTTACAGGTATTATTGCAAAACACGAAGAAAATTTAGAAAAAGCTAATCAATCTTTATTAGATGAAAAACCTGTAGAAATAGAGCCTATACCTGTTGAGTCTTTGTCAGATGATCAAATACTTAACGCTTTAAATAAATCTAATATTTCCATAGAAACTTTTGAACCAGAAGATATTTTGGTAGATGCAAAAACATTTCAATTTAAAGAAGGCGGTGATGAGTTTGGTGTTTTGCCAAAACTACAAGGTACAAAAGATTGGAATCCTATAGCAGCTGGTACAGTAACTATTTATGAAAATGCACAAGGACAAAAATTTATTGCTGATGGTCATCAAAGACTAGGTTTAGCAAAAAGACTTAAAGCAGATGATCCATCTAAAGATATAAAAATAAATGCTTTTGTTTTAAGAGAAACAGACGGCATTACGCCAGATATGGCTATGGTGAATGCAGCGGTTACAAACATAATACGCGGTACAGGATCTACACTTGATGCAGCAAAATTATTACGTGGTCGTAGAGATGTTATAGAAAAAGCGTATGGTGATGTTATACCGCCACAATCTTTAATGTATAGAAGGGCAAGCGAGCTTGTAAATCTTGGTGATGAGCCTTGGCGAATGATTATTAATGGCGTTGTCAAATCTGAATATGGTGCAATTGTTGGTCGATTAATTCCTGATGACGAAGCAGCACAAAAAGCAGCTATACAAGTTTTATCAAGAACAAATCCAGCTAATGCATTTCAAGCAGAAGCTATAGTTCGACAAGTTCGGTCAACAGATATGGATAAGAGCGTACAAGAAACATTGTTTGGCCTTGAGGAAAATGTTGAAAGTTTAGTAGCAGAAAGAGCAAAAGTTTTAGATAGTGCAAAAAATATAATTAAAAAAGAAAAATCAGCATTTAACACATTAGTAAGAAATGCGTCTAAATTTGAGCAAGAAGGTAATGCGCTTGCAAGGCAAGCAAACGAAAAAAAAGTAATTGATGATGGTACGATGTTAGCAATGCTAATGTCTAGTGCTGATAAAAAAGGAGAACTTAGTAATGCGCTTACGCAAGCAGCAAAAGAAGCAAAAGCAACAAACAAATACGGAGAGGCTGCAAGGAGCTTTGTCGAGGCTCTCCGACAATCAGTTGAAAGAGGCGATTTCATTGGCGATGAACTTAGCTACACTAGACGGCCTATCAATGTTACAGAAGAAATCAGCAATGTCAAACCTGATGCAAAAACAGAAGAAGATTTAGAATTATTTAGCGATCCTGTTAGTAATGCTGCACAAAGAGAAAGTAATCAATTAGAAGAAGAAATTTTTCCACAAAATCAATCTGAGTCGTTTCAAAGCGATATTGATTTAAGAAATGATTTAAATAAAATTATAGATGAAGGAGCAGACGAAGCAACTGTTGATGCACATCCAGCAGTTACAAAAGCCATTGAAGATGCACAAAAATTACCAGAAACCATTACTTTAAAAGATTATGGTACTGAAAAATTTATGAATGAACGTGTTATGAATTTTGATGGCGAAACTGTTGTTGGTTACAAAGACGCAGTGTTAAGACTATATGATCAAGCAAAAAAATTGCCTTATGGTGATAAAGCTTTTTCTGATGTATTAAAACAAAAAAAGGCTGTAATTGTTCTTGGCCCACCAGCAGCAGGCAAAAGTTCTATTGCAGATCCTGTTGCTAGAAATATACGCGCTGCTGTTATTGATGCAGATGAAGCAAAAAAAGTATTACCAGAATATAAAGGTGGAATAGGTGCAAACGCTGTACATGAAGAAAGTAGTGCTATTGCTGATTTTGTTTTACAAACAGCTGTTAATCAAGGTGATAATATTGTCATACCAAAAGTAGGTGGTAATGCAAAAAGCATTAGAAATTTAATTAATAGGTTGAAAGATAGTGGTTATGATGTTAATTTAATGGATATGAAGGTTGATTACAGCGAAGCGCGTAATCGTATGTATAAAAGGTTTGTAAAAACAGGCCGACTTATAAATCCAGATTATGTGCGTTCTGTTGGCAACAATCCAACTAAAACTTATAATACACTTAAACAGGAAAATGCAGCAAATGGTTATACGCAAATCGACAACAACGGAGCAATCAACGAGCCAAAACCTGTCATCGAAGATACAACAAAAATCCTCGAAGGGGCTGATTTACGATTACGATCAGGGAGAAGAGAGGGGGATACAGATGGCCCAATCTCCAGCAGGGAAAAAGATGATGTCGAAAATTTTAGCGGAATTGAAGAACTAGATCCTGATCTAAAAATTCCTTTTGGTCGTACTGATGAACAAGGGAATGAGATATTTGAATTTCAAAATTTATCTAATTTAAAAGAAGAACTTGATGTTGATAAAAGAATTATCAAGCGTTTGGAGTATTGTAATATATGAGTTTTAAAGAGTGTATTGCTGAAGGTGTTACAGATGGTAGTTTTTCAGAAAACCAGGCAAAAGAAATTACTGATTTGTTTGATAGCCTTGAAGCAGAATATCAAGGAAAAATGTCAGCTGGTGCAGCTATGTCACAAGCTGCAAAAGATACTTTAGAAAGCATTAAATATGAAAAGTTGTTAAAGAAAAAACAAAAACTACAACAAATACAAGCTATTAAAAAATTATTAGTTGATGAAAAAAAATATAGAAATGCTTTAGGTATAAATGATGAATTTGATTTTTTAGAAGCTGTTTATACAAGAGATAACTATAGTAATATTTCTTCACTTGAACAAAGAATTGATGCAACGACAAATTTATATTTATCAGAAGTAAATGAGTTTTTGTATAATAATAGAAAACGTGTTGGTGGATTTGCAAGAAACAAAGCACAAAGCAACAACATTGTTAAATCAATGCTTGGCGAAAATGTTGACGATGTTGCAGCTGTAGAAATGGGAAAGTCATTATCAACAGTTTTTGAAAAAATGCGAAAAAGATTTAATCGTTTAGGTGGTAATATTGGCAAAATGGAAGGAGGTTATTTTCCTGTATCTCATAATTCTTATGCGGTGAAAAATACTGATGTTGATGAATGGATTGAATTTGTAAGAGAGCGTGTTGATAAGACAAAAATGATTGATAATAAATCTGGATTACCTTTTACAGATGAAACATTGGAATTAGCATTAAGAGAGGTGTACGAAACAATAAGCACAAATGGATATAACAAGTTAAATCTTGGTGGTGCTGTACAAGGTAAATCAATAGCAAATAGAAGGTCTGATCATAGATTTTTGCAGTGGAAAGATGCTGATGCTTTCTTAGAATATAATCAACGCTTTGGCGTTGGTGATCCTTTTGATATAGCTATTGGACATATAAAATCAATGTCAAAAGATATAGCAACAATGGAAAGGTTAGGGCCAAACCCAACAGCAACCCACAATTTTTTAAAGAATAAAATTATTAATAAATACAATGTAAAAGGCACTGATGCAGAAAGTGCTAAAGCGGAAAAAATAGCAAATCGTATTGATGGGTATTATGGTATGCTCAATGGTACATTAAATCAACCAATAAACACTTGGTGGGGTAATTCTTTGGCTGGTTTAAGAAGTTTGTTAACAGCAGCGCAGTTAGGTGGTGCTTTTATATCAGCTGTAAGCGATCTAAATTTTAATCGTATGACAAGATCAATGAATGGCTTGCCACAAATAAACACGATAAATAGTGTTTTAAAATACATGAACCCATTAAAATTAGAAGAAAGATCAAAAGTTGCAGTAAGATTAGGCTTGATAAGCGAAGGTCTAACAACGATAGCTATGCACCAGCAACGTATGTTAGGAGAGGTAACAGGGCCAGAAATTACAAGTCGTATTGCTGACGCTGTTATGAAAGTATCTTTGCTTTCTCCTTGGACACAAGCAGGAAGATGGGCTTTTGGCACTGAGTTTTTAGGATTTATTGCAGATAATTCAAATGTGGCTTTTAAAGATTTGAATCCAAAATTTAAAAACACATTACAAAAATATGGCATTGAAGAAGGCAAGTGGAATATTATTCGTGCAACAAAAAAGTATGAACATGAAGGCGCAGATTTTTTTGATGTAAACGCTTTAGCTAATCGCTCTGATTTAACAGAAGATGCAAGAGAAGATTTAGCAAAACAAGTATTAGAAATGATTAATACAGAAACAAATTTTGCTGTACCTTCTGCAAGTTTAAAAGGAAGATTGTTAGTTGGTGGCGAAGCAAAAGCTGGAACATTGATTGGAGAATTGTCTAGGTCTGTTTTAATGTATAAAAATTTTGGTATTACATTAATATACACACACATGATGCGTGGATTAGCACAAACAAGTTTAACATCAAAAGCTGGTTATTTTGCTAGTTTTTTAATTGGAACAACTGTAATGGGTGCAGCAGCTATGCAATTAAAGGAAATAGCAAAAGGTAGAGATCCAAGAGAAATGACTACTAAAGAGTTTTGGGGTGCTGCAATGCTGCAAGGTGGTGGATTAGGCATCTTTGGTGATTTTTTAAGTAGTAACGTCAATCGTTTTGATAGCTCTATAAGTAAAACACTTGTTGGGCCTGTTGGTGCTTTTTATGATGATTTTTCAAGGTTAACACTTGGCAACATTTTAGAATACACAGCTGGCAAAAAAACAAATGCTGTAGATGAGGGTATTAATTTTGTGTCAAGATATTTACCTGGTTCATCATTATGGTATTCTCGTTTAGCAATGGAAAGGTTAGTTGTTGATCAATTAAGATTGTGGAATGATCCTAGAAGAACAAGAAAAAAATTTAGTAGAAGAGAAAAAAGATATAGAAAAGATTATGGCCAAAGATATTGGTGGAAACCTGGAAAAACAAATCCTAATAGAAATCCAAATTTTGAAGCAGCAATAGGTAATTAAAATGTCAGTATCATCAACAAATAATGTTGTCATCTTAAATGCAGATGGTAGCACACACTCCTTTACATTTAATTTTAAGATTTTTGCTGCAAGTGATTTAAAAGTTATTGTTAGATCATCAGCTGGTGTAGAAACAGATCAAACACTTAATTCACAATATATTATTCCAGATAGTTCTGTAGATAATGCTAGTGGTGGAAATATTTTGTTTAAATTTAATACAGGCACAAGTTCAGACGCACATTTTTCTTCCACCGATTTTAGACCAGCAAACGGATCTAAGGTTATTTTAAGGCAAAATATACCTCTTACTCAAACACTAGACTTGGTAAACAATGATCCATTTGATGCTGAAACTTTAGAAAGCAGCCTGGATAGAATAGTTTTACAAGTGCAATCTGTTAAAGAAGCTGTAGACAGATCTTTTAAATTTAGTCGTTCTAATCTTCTTGATAGTTCTGGTTCGCAAATAGGGTCTACCTATCCAGAAATAGAAGAAGATACAACAGCTAGAGCAAACAAAGTATTATCGTTTGATAGCACAGGTACACCGATTGCAACCCAGGAGATAGGTACGCTTAGAGGTAATTGGGCTGCTGATACAGCATATCAAGAAAGAGATATTGTAAAAGACACAAGTACATCTGATCATTTTATTGTTAATGCAGCGCATACAAGTAGTGGTTCGCAGCCATTAACGACTAATGCCAATAGTGCTAAATATACAGCAATCACAAATTTTGCATCTAGCATAATTACAGGAACAATAACAGCAAGTGCTATTAATACGACTACATCAGGAACAGATAATTTGATTGCTGGTCAAAATGCTGGTGACAGCATTGCAAGTGGTGGTAATTACAATGTGCTTTTAGGACATGATGCTGGTACGGCTATTACGACAGGTGATTATAATGTTGCTGTAGGTAATGAAGCATTAAAGACAGAAACCAATACGAATATGACAGTTGCTGTTGGTCATAAGGCATTAGCAGCGCAACTTAATACAAGTTCTGATAATAATGTGTTTAATACTGCTGTTGGCGCAAGGGCTGGTGAAGCTGTGACAACAGGTTCAGTAAATACTTTAATTGGTGGTGTTGCTGGTAAGAGTTTAACAGGTGGTGGTAATAATGTAGCTATTGGCTATGGCGCATTACAAAATGAACAATTAACAAATCTTAATACGGCTGTTGGACACGAAACATTATACTCTTTACGACTTACAAGTAGTGAAGCATCAGCTGTAAGTTTTGCTGCAAACAACACAGCTTTAGGAAATCGTGCTGGGTACAGCCTAAGTAATGGAACTTACAATACATTTTTGGGTGTAACAGCTGGCTACAACATTACGTCTGGTAGTAAAAATACTGTTGTTGGTGGTTTTGATGGTAACGAGGGTGGCTTAGACATAAGGACATCAAGTAATTACATTGTGCTTTCTGATGGTGATGGTAATCCAAGATTATACATGACCAATACAGGTACAGCGCATTTTGCATCTACAGTTACAGCTACAGGTTTTACAATTGGTAATGCTGCTATTAATGAAAATGACCTTGAAGCAATTGACGATATTACAGCTGGTATAGTATCTGCTAGTAAAGCAGCAATTGTTGATACTAATAAAGATATAACAGGCTTTCGTAATGTTACGCTTACAGGTGAATTAGATGCTGGATCATTAGATATTTCTGGTGATGCTGACATTGCTGGTACAACTAATCTGGATGATACAGATATAGATGGTACGTTGGTTGTAGATGGCTCGAATATTAGCCTGGATAGTACAAGTACATTAAACATTGATAATTCTAATACAAGCAATGGTATTACCATAGGTACAGCTACAAGTGGTGTACCTGTTAGCATTGGTCATTCTACGTCAGAGGTAACGATCAATGACAATCTTAATGTTACAGGTGATCTAACTGTAAATGGCACAACCACAACAGTTAATAGTACAGTAACTACAGTTGTCGATCCTATTTTAACGATTGGATCTAATAGCACTGATGACAACAAAGATAGAGGTTTAGAATTTAAATATAATGATGGTTCTGCTAGAGTTGGCTTTTTTGGTTATGATGATAGTGCTAGTGCGTTTACTGTTTTTACAGCAGCAACAAATAGTAGTGAGGTGTTTTCTGGCACAACAGGTAATGCTATTTTTAATCAGGTCACAGGTACGCTGCAAACAGCAGCACAAACCAATATAACATCTGTAGGTACATTATCTTCTTTAACAGTAAGTGGATTAGTGACAGCTGATGGTGGTATTGATGTTGATGATTTTCACATTGATGGTACAGCCATAAGTTTATCAGCTGGTAATTTATCTATAGATGCTGGTGATAATATTTTACTGAATACTAAGCAATCTTCTGGTAGTGGTGGTGCTGTTTACTTAAAACAAGGTGGTACAAACTATGGTGGTTTGTTAAATAGTTCTGGTGAGCTTGTTATACAATCTGGTTCTACACCAACAACAGCAGTAACCTTTGCTGGTGCTAATGCTACATTTGCTGGTACTTTAGCAACTAGTGGTAATATTACAATTAACACAGGCTCTTCAGGACTTCCTGCAATAAACCTTAGTCATAGTAATGCAAATGCTGACAATTTTCAGATAACAGCAGGCACACCAGGAGTTGCTAATAGTGGTTTTACTATAAGAGATGTAGATGCTTCTGCAAACAGATTAGTTATTGATGCGTCTGGTAATGCTACTTTCGATGGTGCTGTTAATATTGGAACTACAGGAAGTTTATCAAATAATTCTGGCACATTTTTAATTGATGCTAATACCAATCTTACCTTTAGAGGTGGCGTTCAAACATTTGATAATGCTGATGGTTCTGTTGAGTATATGAGGATAGATAGCAATGGAAATTTAGGTATAAATGGTAATCCTATTTCCTATGCAAATGGACAAGCTACTTTATTTATAGAAGATACTACAAATCCTGCTATTGCCATTAGTGATACAGGTCAATCTAAAGATTACTTTATAGTTGCTAATGGCTCAAGATTAGGAATTGTTTATGGTGATGGTTCTAATAGTAGTAGTGCATCAAATATTACTGAAATTGCTTCATTTAATAATAGTGGTAATGTTGGGATTGGTACAGATAGTCCACAGTTTAAACTTCATGTAAATAAAGGTAGTAGTAATTATGCTCCATCTAACGGTGTTGATGAAAATATAGTTGGATTTCAAACAAGTTATGACTCTGGGGGTTCTCAAATAGTAACATTTTCAAATTTAGATGGAAACTGGGTTGATGGAACATCTGGTGCAGATAGTGCATTTGGTTGGTTATGGGGTTATCAAAATTTGGTTCGTGGTGGATTAATATATGATCATCGTGGAACAGAAAGAATGCAGATGTTTTCTTCTTATGGTACAATTTCTTTTATAACTCCTGATTCTGTTGATGGTGATGCTGTTCCTACTGATAGTAACATGACTGAACGTCTTGTTATTGCACCCGGTGGTGATGTATCTATAGGAAAAACTGCAGTTGATACAAATGCAGTAGGAACAGATTTATATAGTTATGGTTTAGCTGTTTTTGTTAGAAATAATGGGGTAGTCGGTCTTTTTAACAGATTAGGTAGTGATGGAGATGTAGTTAGTTTAAGGCAAGCTAGTTCTGAAGAAGGAACAATCTCAGTTAGTGGCTCAACAGTTTCTTACAATGGTTTTTCTGGACTGCACGAAAGTTCTGGTATTGCAAGTAATATACCTGTTGGAACTGTTTGTAGCACTATAGATGAACTTGATGTTTATCCTGATTCTCAACCAGATGAGAAAGGTAGCACAGAAGATCATCCTAAGAAAGGTCAAACAAGGGCAGACCATGCTAAAATTAAAGTGTCAGATACAGAGGGTGATAAAAGAGTTTATGGTGTGCTTCAAAGATATGATAATAATGATAAACCTTTAGTAGCTTCTGTAGGTATTGGCTCAATAAGAGTTACAGGTGCTTGTGAGGGTGGTGATTTACTTGAAAGTAATGGAGATGGCACAGCCAAAGTGCAATCTGATGATATTATTAGGAGTAAGACAATCGGTAAAGTAACGATTGGAAATAGCGATACAGGTGTAAAGCTTGTATCTTGTGTTTTATATTGTGGATAAAGGAGAATAACATGGCTGAAGAAGCAAAAAACATTATTAACATAGATGGCAAGGAATATAATCCTACTGACATGAGTGAAGAGCAAAGATATCTCATTGCTCAAATACGAGATCTACAAGCTAAAGCAAACCAGGCTAAGTTTCATTTAGATCAACAACAAGTAGCATTAAACTTCTTTACCAATAAACTAATAGAGTCCTTAAATCAAAAAGAAGAAAAAAAGGTTAGTTAGCACAATTGTTCGGACATCAATCATTTTCAGAACTACCATTATCAACAGTATTATTTAGAATATTTGTTACACCAACTGGTGTTTCAATTACAGCAACAGTTAATTCTAGCGCTGTAGGTGTAAGTGGTTCTGCAGGTATTGTTGTTGAAAAAGACTTTGTAGAAACTGGAACCTCTACATTTAGAAATGCTTCTGGATCTAGTGTCACAGAACAAGACATACGAGACTTAGCTGCTGCTCAAGTAGTTGAATCTACGAGAGTTGATATTTTAGAAAAGTTAGCACAACAAGTAATTGTAGGAGAGCAAATATTTATTTCATCTTTAGCAAAAGAATTTTTTGATACTATCAATTCTGCAAGTGCAGATTTCTTTGATGATTCAACTGCTCAGGCTGCTTCCGGTGCATCTGCAGCTAGAGCGCAATTTGGTATTTCTGTTGAATTAGGCAATATGGTATCAATCCTTAATGGTGGTGGTATACTTACTAATATGCAAGGAGTTTCTGGCAATACTGAAATAGGTCAAGTTCTTGTATGGGGAAATATTGAAATTTCTCAAGATCCGAGTTATACTAAGATAACACCAAATCAAACTGCGAGTTATTCACAAGTGCAACCGAGTCAAACACCTAGTTTTTCAAAGGTAACTCCAAGTCAAACACCGAGTTATTCTTTGGTCACACCGAATCAAAGTCCTTCTTGGGACCAACAACAAGCATAGGATGAAATATGAGCAATAGTGTATTTACAAACAATCTAAGATTAGAAGAGATAGCTTCTGGAGAGAGATCAGGTACATGGGGTACAGCTACAAATACTAATATATCTTTAATAACAGATGCTTTTGCGTTTGGAACTGAAGCTATAACCACGAATGCAACCGCTCACTCTACGAATATGGAAGATGCCGATGAAACTCAAACAGGCGCTCCAAGATCGATGTATTTAAAATATACAGGTACACTTAATGCAACGTGTACTGTTACATTAGGTCCTAATAGCGTTAGTAAAGTTTGGATTATTGAGAATGCTACGTCTGGTAGTCAAATATTGACTATAAAACAAGGCACAGGATCATCCGTAAATATTCCAAATGGATCTGTCAAAGTAGTTTATTCAGATGGTGGAGGCACTGGTGCAAATGTAGTTGATGCTTTTACTGACTTAGATGTAGCAGGAACCTTTGCTGTAGCAGGTAATACCACAGTAGGAGGTACTTTTACTTCAACAGGAGCTGTAACAGCAAACGCTGGTGTATCAATAGATAATATTACGATTGATGGTACAGAAATTGACTTATCTTCTGGAGATCTAACACTTGATGTAGCAGGTGATATTGTTCTTAATTCAGACGATGGAATTATTTTTTTAAAAGACGATAGTGCTACTTTTGGATCTTTAAATAACAATAGTGGTAATTTAATAATCAAATCTGGAACCACAACGGCAGCCACTTTTAGTGGAGCAAATGTAACTCTCGCAGGCACAGTAGTCACTGGTGGATTAACAACATTAGGTGGTAATCTTGTTATACCTAATGCAGGTAATATTGGTTCTGTAGGAGACACAGATGCTATATCAATATCTTCTAGTGGTGTCGTAACACTTACACAAAATTTAATTATTCCTGATGGTGGAAATATTGGTGCTGCAAGTGATACAGATGCAATCTCCATATCAAGTGGTGGTGTAGTCACTATGAACCAGATACCCGTATTCAGTGCAGGTATTAACGTATCTGGTGGTTCAATAGCTGGTTCATTAAGTTCAACAACACAAGGTAATATAACGGCAACTGGTGCATTGAATAGTGGCAGTATAACTTCTGGTTTTGGAGCCATAGATAATGGAAGCAGTAATATTACAACAACAGGTACAATTACTGGTGGCACGATAACAACAAGTGGCACAGTTAATTTTGGATCTTTATCAGATGGAACCATTACTATTACGGCTTTTGTTGATGAAGATGATATGGCATCTGATAGTGCCACTCTCGTACCAACACAACAATCTGTAAAAGCTTATATTGCTAGTGTAACTGGTGGTGGTGGATCAACCTTAACAATACAAAATCAAGGATCTAGCCTATCAACTGGAGCAGGAACAATTAATTTTACTGGTGGTGGTGTTGTTGCTTCTGGAAGTGGATCTACTAAAACAGTTACTATTTCAGGTGGTATTATAACAACTGGTTCAAATAATACTGGTATTGGTACAAATGTTTTTAGTAATATTGATTCTTCTTGCGATAATAATACTGCCTTTGGTTATGGAGCAGGTTCTAATTTATCAACTGCTGCTGTCAGTGGTAGTGGAGGTGATTCTAACACCTTAATAGGTTATAATGCTAAAACAGCTGATGCTTATGATTCATCTACAGTTGTTATTGGTGCTGAAGCTTGGGGATCTGATGGAAGTGTTCATATTGGACACAAAGCTTATGGTAACGCTGGTGGACCTGGGGGATCTTATGGACCTAATGTAATTATTGGTCAAGAAGCAGGGTACTATGCGGGAGGTCAATATTCAGTAATTTTAGGAGGTTATGCTGGTTATGGTCTATCAAGTAATGAAAATTTAAAAAATAACAGAAGTGTAATAATTGGTTATCAAGCTTGTTATAAAGGTGGTCAAGGCAGAAGTGTAAGTATTGGTTATCAAGCTGGATATAGCTTAACTTGCACAGGTGATTATAGTGGTTCTGGTTGTGCTAATGATTTGGGGGTACACATAGGTCAAGCTGCAGGTTATAATATCACTAGTGGATCTTCAAATGTTTGTATAGGATATAATGCTGGAAATACCATAACGACCGGTGCTTATAATATCATGATTGCCAATAGCGGTGGTTTTTCTAGTGGTGCTATTAAAACTGGAGCTTATAACATCGGAATTGGAATTAGATGTTTTTATCAGAACTCTGATGCAACTTGTCAGGATAATGTTGCTATTGGTAAATACTCCCAATATAAAAATGTTGGACTTAGAAACACATCTATTGGAACAGAAGCTTTAGAAGGAAATAGTGATACTACATCTGAACATCATGATGATTGTACAGCTGTGGGTAATCAAGCTTTAGAGATTGTCACAACAGGTGATAATAATACTGGATTAGGTTCTTTAGCTGGTAATAGTATAACTACAGGTAGTAATTTAACTTGTGTAGGTTATGATTCTGATGCTTCTTCTGCCACAGCTACCAATGAAATTACTTTAGGTAATAACCAAGTATCTACTCTACGATGCAATACTCAAACAATAAGCACTCTTTCAGATAAGAGAGATAAAAAAAATATTGAAGATATAGATATTGGATTAAGTTTTATAAATGATTTACGTCCTGTCAATTTTACATGGGATAGACGAGATGGCTCTATGAATGAAGTAAAAAGTCAAGGTTTTATAGCTCAAGAGGTAGATGAAGCTCAACTGAAACATAATTGTGAAGATCATTTGCAGGCAGTTATGAAAGAAAATACCGATAAACTAGAAATGTCTTATGGAAAGTTTGTTCCTGCCTTAGTCAAAGCTTTACAAGAATTATCAGCTAAGAATGATGCTTTGGAAGCTAGAATTAAATTGTTAGAAGGATAATATGCCCTTAACTAAATTACAATTTAAACCAGGAGTGAATAGAGAACTTACTTCTTCTAGTAATGAGGGTGGTTGGTTTGATTCAGACAAAGTTAGATTTAGATTTGGTTATCCAGAAAAAATAGGTGGATGGGTTAAATACTCTCAAGAGTCTTTTTTAGGAAGTTGTAGGGCTTTAAAAGCATGGATGGCTTTAGACAGCACTAAATACATGGGTATTGGAACTAGTAGAAAATATTATATAGAAGAAGGTTTTTCATTAATTGATATTACTCCTATTAGAGTAACTACTTCAGCTGGAGATGTTTCAGCCATAAATGCGCCTAGGACGACAATAGACTCTAACATCAATGATTCTTCAACTACCATATCATTAGCAAGTACAACTAATTTTGCTCCAAGTGGTTTTATAAAGATTGGCAATGAAGAAATTAAATATGACTCAATAGATACAACAAATAACAATTTATTATCTTGTACTAGAGGTGTACATGGAACAACAGCTGCAAGTCATAGTTCTGGTGCAGCCGTAGGTACGTCCACGTTAAAAGTTACTGACACAGCTCATGGTGCAACTTTAAATAGTTTTGTTACATTTAGTGGAGCAGTTTCTTTAGGTGGTAATATTACAGCTGATGTTTTAAATCAAGAATATCAAATAGATGTCATAGAGACAGGTAATTCAGATACTTACTATATTAATGCAAGAGCAGCATCTACTAGCATTAAAAGTTTGACAGTAGATGGAGCTGTTACTTTCGGAGCTGGTACTTTAGTTTATTCAACTAATGATGCTAATTCAGATGGTAATACTTCTGATGCTGACTCTGGAACTGGAGGTAGCAGTATTGTTGGTGCTTACCAGATTAATTCAGGTCTTCAAGATTCAATTACATCAGTAGGCTGGGGAGCTGGTCCTTGGAACGCAGGAACTTGGAACACGACTGTATCTTCAGTAGATACAATGAGAATATGGAGTCATGACAATTTTGGTGAAGATTTAATTATATGTGAAAGAGATGGTATAATTGCATTTTGGGACAAAACAAACGGCACTAATACAAGAGCTATTTCGTTAGGTTCTGTTACAGCTGCTAATAAAACACCATCGATATCTAAACAAATCATGGTATCAGATAGAGATCGTCATGTAATTGCTTTTGGTTGTGATAGTGGAGGAGATCCAAGCATTTTAACTGCTGCAGGTGTGCAAGACCCTTTGCTTATTAGATTTAGTGATCAGGAAAACGTAGCTGAGTGGGAGACTAAAGTAGATAATACCGCAGGCTTTTTACGCTTAGGTTCTGGATCTGAAATCATCATGGCTGTAGAAACTCGTCAACAAATATTAGTTTTCACCGATACGTCATTGCATTCAATGCAATTTATAGGACCACCTTTTACATTTGGTATTAACGTAGTCGCTGAAGGTATTACTGTAGCTGGACCATTAGCAGCTGTTTCAGTTGAAAATAGTGTGGTATGGATGGGTCAAAACGAATTTTATATATATGCAGGATCTGTACAAAGATTACCTTGCCCTATAAAAGACTATATATTTTCTGATATTAACACTGAACAATTAGAAAAAGTTGTGGCAGGATTAAATTCAGCATTTGCAGAGATATGGTGGTTTTATCCTTCAGCAACTACAACAGGATCTGGATCTTCTGCAACAGTAAATACAGCTAATGATAGATATGTTATATACAATTACGAACAGAAAATATGGTACTTTGGCACTTTAAATAGAAACGCTTGGATGGATAGAGGTATTAAGAGTAATCCGATAGCTGCTTCCACAGATCATTATCTTTACAATCATGAAGTTGGATTTGATGATGGTAGCACAAGTCCAGTGTCTAGTATTGATGCTCACATTCAATCAAGTCAAATAGATATAGGTGAGGGAGATAAATTTTTATTTTTATCTAAAGTATTACCAGATTTAACATTTAGAGATTCTACCAATAGCGCCCCTAAAGCAACTTTAACTTTTTTAACTAAAAACTTTTCAGGTGATGATAATAAACAAAATCAATCAGGAAGTGTTCAAAGATCGGCTGCAGGTACAATTGGAGCCTCAGCACAAGTAGAACAATTTACAGATGAGATAAATTTTAGACTAAGGGGAAGATCATTTGCTTTAAAAATAGATTCATCTGAAACAGGTACAACATGGCGTTTAGGTACGCCTAGAGTTGATTTAAGACCAGACGGGAAACGCTAATGTCATCAAGAGATCAAATATTACCTCACTTTCCTATTCCTCCAACAGAATATGATAGAGAATATTTCAATCAAATCATTCAATCTTTTTCAATTTACATGAACCAAATACAAAATCCTGGTGAAGGTAGACATAATAAATTAACTTTTGTTGATTTACAAAAACATGATCGTGGATTAGAAACAGGTGGATTGTTTAATTTTGGTGGTACAATTAAGATTAGTGAGTTAAATAAGCCACATCCTGAAGGTATTTCGTCAACCAGTAGTATTGGATCAGTTAGTGTTACAACATAGAACAATTGTTCGTATTGAAAATTTAATATCTTTATGTTTAAATATATGATAAAGGAATAATAGATGAGCGTCATAAAAGATATATTACTTCCAGCAGCAGCCACTTATTTATTAGGTCCGGTAGGTGGTGGTATTACTAATGCGTTAGGCTTAGGAGGATCAGCAGCAGCTCCTATTATTAACAGAGCAATTACTGGTGCCTTAGTAAGTGGATTAACAGGTGGTAGTCCCATTCAAGGTGCTTTAATGGGTGGCATAACTGGTGGTTTAGACAGTTCTTTTACTGGTCAAGATCAACAACAAACTGGTGGTAAAAAATCACCCAAAATATCAACTACACCAAGTTCTACAACTACTGATACAAAAGGTGGTAGTTTTCTTGGTCCACCATTAAGGGCTTTAGGTCTTAATGAAGATAGTATGTTTTTCAAATTAGCTAATACTCCAGTAGGTGCAGCTTTATTAACTGGTGGAATTGCACAATTGTTAGCAGGTGATGATGACGATGATCCACTACCAGCACAAGATTTTAGAAAATTTGGTTCTGCAGCAGGTTTTGAAAGCATACCCCTAATAGATTTTAGTAAACAGGGATCAGTTTTAACTGCTAATAGAGGTGGTACGATCTTCCCAAGAAGAGATGGTGCTATCATGCCTTATGAAGGTGGCGGTAGTGTAGATGATGTGCCTGCCATGTTGACAGCAGGTGAATTTGTACTAACAAAAGATGCTGTGAAAGGTTTAGGTGGTGGAGATCAAAACAAAGGCATACAAAGAGCTTATGATATGATGAGCAATTTAGAAAGGATGGCGTAATGGTAGAACAATCTTATGTAGAAACATTACAGAAAAAAGCGCCATATATTGAGAATATTGAAAAAGGTATTTTGGATTCTTTATTTGATCCACAATATGATGAGTCAGGAACTTTTCTTGGCTTTGGTGATAAAGGACTATTAAGTTCAACAGATTATACAGATCCTAAAAGTTCTCAATATATGTTTGGTATACCCCAGTATCAAATTGCAGGAATGGATCCTTTACAAACACAGGTGCTTAACACATTAGGTTCAACAGCTTATCAGGATCGATTTAAACCTTTCTTTCAATCAGCCTCACAGTTCGGAACAGCAGGTAGTGATGCTCTTAAAGAAGGCTTAGGTTTAGTTGATGATGCAAGTAGTGCGTTTGAAACAGGCACTGAAACAATAGGCGATGCTGAGACATATTTCGATCCAGCACTCAGTCAGGTCAAAAAAGGCGTAGGGGCTTTTGATCCATCCGAACAAATTAAGGCATTTATGGATCCTTATCAACAGAATGTCATCGATGTAGCGATGAAAGAGTTAGATAAACAGGGTGCAAAAGCAGAACAAAGAGCAGACGCAGAAGCTATTAGTAGAGGTGCATTTGGTAGTGGTAGAGCAGGTCTTGGAAAACAAGAGCTAGCAAATACTCTTTACGATGCAAAGGCAGACGCTCTTTCCAAACTTCTATCAAGTGGATACAAAACAGCGTTAGCATCTTCTATGGATGCCTTTGAAAAAGGTAAACGTAGAGATTTAGAATCTGGTAGGCTAATGGGTGGCCTTGGTGCTAGTTTAGGCAACCTTGGTCTAGGTAGAGGACAATTAGGTGCAGGTATAGGTAAGCTTGGTGGTATAGCAGGTGGCATAGGTCAGGGATTCGGTCAACTTGGTGGTATCATGGGGGACGTAGGTAAGACATATGGCGCACTGACAGCCAATGATCTAAATGCTATGGCAACAGCAGGCGCTCAGAAACAGAGCTATGATCAGGCTGTTTTAGACGCTTTCAGAGCAAATCAGTTCGCACCATTAAAAAGTGCTTTAATGCCGTTATCCATAGGTCAACAGTTCTTATCAGGATCACCAACAGCAGGAACAACTTCTGCCTATCAAACAGCTTATCAACCAAGTCCAAATCCGTTTTTACAAGGTGTAGGAGCTGCAACAGCCTTCAATAGTTATTATCAGTAGGAGATAAGTATGGCTGAAAAAGATAATATATACGGAAGTTTTGGAGATGTATATGGTGGCTTAGGTAAGGTTCTACCATTTTTAGCAGATACTTTACCTAAATATCCTGCTTCATTAGGTGCAAATATATTAGGTGGAGGTACTGACATATTAGGTATTTTGTCAGAAAATATAGGTCAGGATGAACTTGCAAGAAAATTAAGGGCTAACGCTCAAAATCTTTATAATTTAGGAGGAGAGTTTTTACGTGGTGATAACATATTTGAAACAGCAGAAAGGTTAGATAGAGAAAAAAGATTAAATACATTAGAAAGAATTTTTAATGAAGGTAAATTAGTTGATCCTGATAAAATGATGTTATTTGAACCACCTGATCCAGTATCAGACTTAGGAGAAAGATTAAGTAGACTCGGTAATTTATCTGCTACATCTCCAAAAGTGCCACCAGAAGGTAGGCCACAGACAATACCTGAAGAAAAAGAAGAATCTGTAGCTGACTTACAGGAGGAAGTAAAAGCTGATGAACAATTGTTCGGAAGAGAGAAAGAAGCTTTTAGAAAAGAAGAAGAAGGTCGTCTGCAAGGAACCCCAACAACTCCTGAAAATATAGATCAAATTAATGAAGATGCATTCAAAAGTGCTATGGAAGACTTCATGAACAAAGCTGGTAAAGGTAAAGCAACAAAAGGCGCTGGCGCAGGTGGTGGAAGAAGTTTAGAGGATTATAAAAAAGAATTTGCTAAGGCAACGGGTATAAATATAGAAGGTGGTCCAGATAAAAGTAATTTTCTTATGGCTTTAGGTTTAGGCTTGATGCAGAATAGAGCTGGTAAAGGCTTTGATATCAGTAAGATATTAACATCCGTAGGTGAAGCCACAGAAAAAGCGATGCCTAAATTAGAGGAGGCTCAAAAACAATATGCAGCTAACAAATTGGCTGCTGGTAAATATGCAATTCAAGCAAAAGCAAAAGATGCAGCTACGGCAGCTGCAGCTCAGAAAAAACTTAATGAAACTAAAGGATACTTTATTGTGCCTACTGGTGGTAAAGCGGGTTTATCTGCAGGAGAATATTTAGGCAACGCAGAAAATGGAAGATACATGAAGCTTTCAAATGCACAAATAGCACAGTTAGAGGCTAACCCTGAATTTAATCAAAACTTTAGCGTGTTACCTGGAGAAATGTGGGGTGATATTGTAAAAGAAAGTATTGAAGCTCAACAAAAAGGTGGAATTAAGTATTTAGAAAAAGTAACTAACGTACCTATGTTTGCAGGTGCCGAGGGTGATTATTTTAATATTCCTATTCAATACGTAGATCAAAATACAGTTCCTGAAGGTCAGACTGCTTCACCAAAATTTGCTGGTTCTGAAAAAAATGCACTAAACAAATTACAAGAACTTAAATCATCAGCAGATAGAAGCGAAAAACAATTTAAAGATATAGCCGAACAATTAAATAGAACTGATATACGTTTTCAAGATCAAATAGCACAAGTTGGAATACAAATTTTAAGAGGTTTTGGTATTAAAGATACTGGAGGTGAAACTGCACCAATAAAACAACTAGATTATATGTTAACTAAATTGCAAGCAGAAGAGGCTTCTAATATTCTACAAGAAGCAGGCAAAACTTTATCAGATAAAGACAGAGAAATGGTAAAACTAATAGTGGGTTCTATTGACTTTGCAAGTGCTGATAAAGAGTTGTTGGTTCAAAAAATTTCAAATCTTTACGGAAGAATAGTTGGAGCTAAAAGAAGAAATTTACAGCAAGGAGCGCAAGCTTTGTATAGTTATGGTGTTACAGGTGCAGCTGAATTTATTGATCCTGATTCTGCTGCTTTCGGTGTTTCTGCTACATCTACAAGTCCGAATTTTACATACACAACGATGCCAAATGGAAGATTAAGGTTAAGTTTGATAGGTAATTAAAAATGGCTATTATTGAAGTAGAAACACCAAAGGGTCTAGTTGAAGTGGAGATTGCTGGTGATAAACCAACTGAAGAAGAACTTAATATTATAAGACAAGAACTTTTTTCTCAACCTCAGAAAAGAACTTCTAGTAGTTTTCAAGATTTATTAGATCAACAGAGTGGTTTAACAGAACAAAAACAAGAACCAGAACAATTGTTCGACACTACTACAGGTATAAAGGATGCAGGACTTAGAGCTGCATTGTCAGCTGCTGAGAATAATAAAGAACAAGAAAATATATTAAATAATTTTGGTTTGGATTCTATAGACTTTACTAGAGATAAAAGAAATAGACTTGCTTTGACTCCAACAGGAGCTAAAAAATTTGGAGTTGAAACAGATAAAAACGTCCTAATAGATGAGTCTGGTTTTAGCAGATATGATTTTGCTGATTTAGCAGGTATTCTACCTGAACTTACTGGTGCAGTTGGTGGTGCCTTAAAAGGAGCTGCCGTTGGTACAGCAGTTGCTCCTGGCATAGGAACACTTTTATTTGGTGCTGCAGGAGCTGCTTTGGGTGGAGGTGGCGGTTCATTAGCAGAGGAAGCTATAGAAGGACTTGCTGGTGTTTCAGAACAAACAGCAGGAGAGATAGCTAAAGATGCTGGTAAAGAAGCTCTCATTGCAGGTGGTGCCGAACTATTGTTCGGAGCGCCTTTCTTAGCTTTTAGAGCTTTAAGACCTAAAGCAGGTATTTTAAAAGAAGGTGACAGTGAAGCCGTAGAAACAGTTAAAAAAGCTGTAGATATGGATTTTGCCCCTAGTGGTAGGCAATTAGGTGTATCTCCTATTAGAGCTAAAACAGAAAGTTTGGTCGAATCTGTGTTAGGTTCCTCACCTAGATTGTCAGCTAATAGAGTAGCTATGAACAAACAAATAGATAAATACAAAACTAAATTAGCAGAATTTACTTCACAAAGTGGAGCTAAAGATGCAGGTGAAATATTTGTAAATCTTTCAAAACAAAATTTAGCAGCTTTGAATAGAGCAAACCTTGATGCACAAAATGCAATCATAAAAGCTATGAAAGATTCTTCTGAATCTTTAGCAGGTTCTTTAAGAACAAACTCTTCTATTAATGATGATCTTTACAATGCAGTATCAGACGTATTTAAAGCCTTTGATGAAAAAACAAGTAATGCATTTAAAGATATTGATGCTGTTATTGAAAGCAGCATTGGTACAAGAAAAATACTTCCAACAGATTCTTTAAGTGTATTTAGGCAATCTGCTTTAAATAAGTTCGCAGACAATAACATAAATAATTTAGGAGACAGTTTACAAGATACAGCTGTTAGGTTTTTAGTTGATTCTTTTAATACAAAAAATATGGGAAAAAAAGCCAGTTTCTCTAAACTTTATGAAGTAAGAAAAAAACTATTTAACATCCGAAATGGTGACGCTAGAAATCTAGACGAAGCTGTAGTAAAAGCAATAAATGGTACAGGTACACTAACAAGATTGTATGATGATGCTTTAGAAAGTGTAGATAATATTTTAAGTGATTCTAAAATAACTTCACTGACTGATGATATTACTAGTGTAGTAGGTAAAGAAGGCTTTGAAAAAATATCAAAAGCAGCTAAACAATTGGGTCCTGCTAGAAATTTTTATAGAGAAGGCATCAAAGAATTTGAATCAGTGGCAGCAAGCATGGGTTCTAAAGGCATATTGGAAAGCATACGTAATGGTGTTAGACCAGAAAATATGTCTGGATTTGCAATGAATATGATTAAAAATAACAAAGCACAACCTTTACTAAATCTTAAAGCAGCCCTTAAAAATGATGATACATATAATTCACTTAAAAAAGAGATGGGAGATGAGTGGATAAGAACAACATTAAAAACTTCTGGTTTTGATAGTGTTGATTCAAAATTATTTAAACCATCTGCATTTGTAAAAGCTCTTGATGAATTAGGTGAAACAGGTGATGAACTTTTTGGTGCAGCTAATTATGCTAAATATAAGAATATAGCAAAAGGTTTTGATGAAGTAGCCACATCTGAAATAAATGAAGAATTAATATCAAAAGCAGTTGCAGCTGGATTAGATCAATCAATAGAGGGTGCCTTAAAAAACAGTATTAGACTTGCTAAAGATTTAGGTGAAGCACAAAAAAATAGTGTTTTAAGAAAAATTCGTAATAAAAATTTAACACCTGATGAAGCATCTAAAGTGGTAGCTGCGCCCGGTGTAACTGTAAATGAATTAAAATATATAATAGATTATTTGAAAAAAAATGATGTAGAGGGATTAAATTCAGTAAGAAAATATTACACACAACAAATGTTCGATGGTCTTGGAGCTACAGTTAACGCTAAAACTTTATCTGATATGTCAAAAACTGTACAAAAATTTGATGGAGATTTTAAGAAACTTAATATTGTATTTGATGCTGAAACAGCACAAGGTATGCGTGATTTTGGAAAAGTGTTAGGTTTTATATCTAAGGATGTGGGTAACAGTGATCTTGTAGCTAATAGTATCACAGCAAACTTTATGGGGGCTATAGGTAAAATAGCAAGAATAGGGATTATTGGTAATTTATTTACCAACAAACGGGCCATACAACAAATAAAAGATTTAGATAATGCAACTAAAGGTTTACCTAAACAAAAGAGAGGTGAATTAATGGCTACAGCAATAGGTGCATTTGTTAGACAGTCAGCTGCACAGACACTAGACACTGGTGTTAGTGAAACTGTTGATCAAACCACAAGTTTAGTTAAAAATACTTTTAATGAAGCATTGCAAAATCAACAAAATCAACAAAATACTGCTATTAATAATTTAGCAAATCAAGTAAACGTAGCTACAACACAAAATAGAAATATTCTTAATCAACCAACACAACCATCAGTAACACAACCATCAGGTTTAATTGACAGAGTTTTAAATCAAGCACAAGAAATAAGACAGAACAATATAAGACAAAGAGCAGCTACAAATCCAGCAGTAGCTGCTTCCTTATTGGGTGGATTAGGTAGCGCAAGTTTATTAGATTAGTGCGCTATTGATCCAACGCCACGATTAGCAAGGTCTTTTTTTTCATCTGCATAATTAGCATTATAGTAATCATCAACGAACTTTGACATTTGTTGATTCAAATGCCTGTGTTCCTTTTGGCAGATAAACTGTAATTTTTTATATGTATCAACTGATAGGGCGATACTTTTATATTTACTTGTATCCGACATTATTGTATCCTTCTTATAAATGGCACTAAAAATACCATATAATACCAAATACTTTTCGTCAAGATCTAAGTATGGGGCAAAGAAGACTATTGTCGATGGAAAGAAGTTTGACTCCAAGTGGGAAGCTGAACGATATGGACAGTTAAAAGCTATGGAAAAAGCTATGTTTATACGTGATTTAGAACTTCAAGTTCCATATGATCTCATAGTTAATAATGTTAAGATATGTAGATACATCGCAGACTTTCGTTATAAGAAAGAATCAAATCATACAATAACGAATGATGAATACTATGTTGAGGTCGTTGAGGATACAAAAGGGTTTGAAACACAGGAGTTCAAACTAAAAAAGAAACTCATGAAAGCCCTTTATAATATAGACATTTACGTAAATAAGAAAAAAAAATAAATTTTCTTGTTGACATTTATTCCATACAATACCATATTGTTCATATCTAGCTTTTATTAAAACAAGGAGAAATCATGATAAAAGACAGTTTATTTGAACAACGTGAAGAAATCAGGTCACGTATAGAAAAAGATAAGGCCTTACTTAAAATACTGAATGACAAGATCTATGATCGTTATTCGGCTAAGGCTAAACAAAAGCTTTATGAAGATGGTAAAGACTTTGGTACCACTAGCATCTTTGAAGATGATATGAAGATTAAGTGTGTATTTAAGAAGAATGTTGTGTGGGATACACCAGCGTTAGAGGACATATCCACAAGGTTAGGTCCTGATTTATCCAAGCATTACATAGAGAAAAAGCTTTCTATTCGTGAGCAAAGATATAAAGAGGCACCACCAGAACTATTGGAGATGTTTAGTACGGCTCGAACTGTATCTACAAGTGGTGTTATTATTGAAGTCGATGAGGAGAGAACATAATGGGACTACAAATTATATCAGCGGAGCAACGCATGGCAGAGAAAAGAGGACATAAGATCGTCATCATGGGACCTAGTGGGGTGGGTAAAACCACTCTTGCTAGGACACTAGACTCTGACAAAACATTATTTATGGATCTAGAGGCAGGCGATGCAGCCATTGAGGGTTGGCCTATCGATGTGATTCGTCCTAGAACTTGGGGAGAATGTCGTGATTTTGCCTGTTTTTTAGGTGGCGCTAATCCATCTTTAGGTAATGACAGTGCCTACAGCCAAGCACATTATGAAAGTGTATTGGCTACATTAGGCGATCCAAGTCAGTTTTTATCTAAGTACGACACTATTTTTGTTGATAGTATTACTGTAGCAGGTAGACTATGCTTTCAGTATTGCTTACAACAACCAGAGAATAAGTCTGACAGGTCTGGTAAACTAGACACTAGAGCAGCTTATGGTATGCACGGGAGAGAAATGATGAGTTGGCTAACACACTTACAGCATATTCGTGATAAGAATGTGGTCTTTGTCGGCATACTTGATGAGAGAATAGATGAATATTCTCGTACCATCTATGAACTTCAGATAGAGGGTTCTAAGACAGGAAGAGAACTGCCTGGAATCGTTGATGAAGTCATAACTATGGCAATCATGACAGGTGATGAAAAAACAGGAACCTACCGATCATTCGTGTGTCAAACACTTAATGAATGGGGCTATCCTGCCAAAGATAGATCGGGCAGATTAGATACTTTGGAAGAGCCACACTTAGGTAAGCTACTCGCTAAACTAAGCAGTGATCATTCAAATCATGATAAGGAGTTGGATTTTATTGATCCTAAAATTGCAAATAAGAAAGAAGAGGTAACAACTAATGTTTAATTTAAATGACGTTCAGCCAGACGATAAACGTGGCGACTTTCAACTTATTCCTAATGGTACAGTATGCAGAGTCATACTTAAACTACAAGGTGGTAATCATGAGTTAGCTATGTATGGTAGAGGTAATTGGTTTACATTTAGCAAAGACACAAAGGCTAAATGGGCTGATGTTGAGTTTACTATCATAGGTGGTCAGTATGATAAACGTAAGTTTTGGGATCGTATCTTTGTTGATGGAGATAAAATGACAGAGAGAAACGTACCAGAGGCACAAGAGATTGGCATGAGAACTATTCGTGCTATAGTTGATAGTGCAAAAGGTTTATCGATAAGTGATATGAGTGAGCAAGCTGTTAATGTACGTAACAGTATCACGGGTATTGGTGATCTAAATGGTATGGAGCTTTGTGTTCGTATTAGAATACAAAAAGGTACAAATGGTTATGAGGATAAGAATGTTTTATCTGCTCCATTGACTAAGGATCACAAAGATTATATCTCTGGTGGTCAGCCTGCAATGGCTCCACCAACGCAACAGCCATCGGTGCAACAACCACAACAAGCACCACAACAAGGTACGAATACTAGCTATGCACCTAGTTGGGCTAATAAGTAATCTAGCGCCAAGGCTATCTTTGTGCCTGCTAGAACCACGATGAGGGGGCGTGGGGCGTATAACCCCCTCACCATCAATTATAATCATTAAAGGAGAGTAAAATGATTAAGAAAACTACAAATACAAGTGTCACTATTGATGCACTAAAGCAAGGTAGAATTACTTTAAGGATGATAGGACATACGCCTATTATTTTTAATCGTATGGCTGAAAAAGCTAAGAGAGATTTGCTTATTGGTGCTGGTCGTAAGACAGCTGCACAGAAGAAAGATATAAAGCATAATCCAGAATTAGAGTTTAGATCATCTATTCATAAGATGGCAGATGGAGATACCCTATTAGGTTTTCCTGCTCCTGGTGTAAAAGGAGCTATGGCAACGGCTGCCCTTGAAACAAGTGGTGTAAACAAAACATCCGTAAATCGTTTGATTTTTTTACCTCAACAGAAAATATCTATATGGGGAACACCCAAACTTTATATGGATGTTGTAAGATCTAGTGATATGAATAAAACACCTGACATTCGTACAAGAGCTATTGTCAATGAATGGTGTGCAGAAGTTGACATTGCATTTGTTACTCCAACACTTTCTCAGCATTCTATTGTAGCTTTGTTGCAAAATGCAGGGATGATTTGCGGTATTGGCGATAACAGGCAAGAAAAAGGTAAAGGAAACTTTGGATCTTGGTTTGTTGATTTTGAAGGTAATGACCAATTCAAAGATATTTGGGAAACTAGAACTAAGATTGGTAGAAAAGCTCAAGAAAAAGCGATGAAAGACATCATTATAAATGATGCAGAAACTCAAGAACTTTATGACTTTTATAAAGAAGAAGTTATAAGGAGGGCTGCATAATGTCACTTCGTTTTACAAAGCAAGATAGGCAAGATATTATTGATGACTATCTAAATAAAACAGGGAGGAACATCTATGTTCCTTCCGAATTTGTAGATTGGTTAAGAAATCAAACAGATCATAAAGTTTACAATCTTTTTTTTGGTGCGTCTGATGAAGAAATGGCAGACAAACATAGAGAAAGTATGGCTAGACAGTTTGTTACAGGTCTTAGAATTAAAATTAATATATCTGAAATACCTGAACCATCTAAAATAGAAAACTTAAAAGTTGAAGTCGTTGATGTACCATCACTTATTTCTCCTATTAATAATAGAGCCAATGGTGGTGGTTACGTATCGGTTGATGTTAAAGAAACAGATACAATGACAGAATTAGCTTTACAAGCTTTGCGTGATTTAAAATCTTGGCAAAAAAGATATTTAGGAACTTGTTCTTTATTAAATGTCGATGTCAGTGAAATAGATAGAATCCTTGAGGAACTAAAAGCGAAAACAGTTAAGGAAGAAGCAGCGTAAGTCGGTTATGTTTATTTCTGTTAAGTTGCGTTTTGTTTCGTTGGGTTGGGTTCTGTTAAGTCGGTTGAGTTAGGTTACGTTGTTTTAAGTTAGGTTTTGTTATGTTGAGCAAAGGCGGTTACGTTTAATTGAGTTTCATTTAGGTTAGTTTCGTTGAGTTTAGTTAAGGCGGTTATGTTCCGTTAGGTTAGGTTGCGTTCAGTCTCGTTATGTTTTGTTGAGGCGGTTATGTTATGTAAAGTTGGGTTCAGTTGCGTACTGTTTGGTTCTGTTAAGTCAATTAAATAAAAAAATAAAGAAATAAAGAGGTAAATATGATGTTAAGACCTTATCAAGAGGTTGCAGTATCTTCAGCTTATAATGCTTTAGATAAACACTCGAATACTATTGTTGTTGCCCCAACAGGCGCAGGTAAAACTATTATGTTATCTGCACTTGTGGGTCAAAGGCATAATAAAAATAAAAAGGTTCTTGTTCTACAGCATAGAGATGAACTTGTTTCACAGAATAAAAAGAAGTTTTTGAAAGTTAATCCTTCAATCAAGACATCTATTGTTGATGGTACACAAAAGAATTGGAGAGGTGATGTCATCTTCTCTATGGTACAAACTATATCTAGAGATAAAAACTTAGATAAGCTACGTTCTATTGATATGCTTGTCATAGATGAAAGTCATCATGCAGCTGCAAGAACTTATAAAAAAGTTATTAGAAAAGTAAGATCTGACAATCCAAACTCGGAGATTGTCGGGTTTACAGCTACTCCTAACAGAGGTGATAGGCAAGGATTAAGAGATATATTTACGAATTGTTGTCACCAGATTGAGGTAGCTACACTGATACGTGAGGGGTTTTTGGTTCCTGTAAAGGCTTATGTTGTCGATGTCGGTGTGCAAAATGAGTTAAATGATGTGCGTAAAACAGTTGATGACTTTGATATGTCAGCTGTTGAAAGCATTATGAATAAGAAGATCATCAATCAGAAAGTTGTTGAAGAATGGATGAGTAAGGCATCAGACAGAAAAACAGTTGTGTTTTGTTCTACAATTATTCATGCAGAAGATTTGCTTGAGGAGTTTGTCAATAGAGGAATTAAAGCGAATATCGTAACTTCTGAAACACCAAGAGATAATCGAAAGCGAATACTGAAAGATTTAGAGTTCGGGGATACGCAAGTTGTTGTTAATGTGGCTGTGTTAACAGAAGGCTTTGATGCACCACCAGTGTCTTGTATTGTTTTAACAAGACCTTGTTCATACAAATCAACGATGGTTCAGATGATCGGACGGGGTCTAAGAACTATAGATCCAGAGTTATATCCGAACATCATCAAAAAAGATTGTATTGTTCTGGATTTTGGCACAAGCATATTAACACATGGATCTATTGATGAAACAGTGGACCTAGATGGTAGGGATCCATCAGAGATAGGAGAAGCTCCACAGAAGACTTGTCCCTCTTGTCAGGCTACAGTACCACTCAATGTCAGAGAATGCCCTATGTGTGGCTTTGAATTTGGCTCTGAGAGCAATGAAGAGATCATGACTACGTTTCAAATGACAGAAGTGGAGCTAATCGATAGATCTCCATTTCGTTGGATTGATATGTGTGGGAATGGATCTATGATGATGGCTTGTGGTTTTGAGGGCTTTGGTCTTATTGCTACTGTTAATGATACATCTATAGCGATTGTAAAGAAATCCAGGGGTAAAATCCGAACAATTGCTATTGGCAGCAAGAACCAGGCAATTGCTTCAGCTGATGATTTCATGAGGGAGATTGAAACATCGGACTCTGCTAACAAGAGCAAGAGGTGGTTAAATAGTTTGGTTTCAGAGAAACAAATCAATCATTTATCTAATTTTAACGTAAACATTACAGCTTTTGATCTATCTTGGAACAGATACAAAGCTAACTGCTGGTTAAATTATTTCTGGAATAAACCTATGATTGATAGCATAGTGTATAAAATGGGAGCATAAAATGCCAAAAAGGGAAGAAATATTAGAAGAGGCAGAACGATTAGTAAATGGTAATCGGGCAAAAGATTATGGAGATGCATATATCAATCATAAGCGAATCGCTGATATATGGTCTGTTATCTTTGGTAAAGAGGTAACAGTACGTCAAGTTATTCTTTGCATGATTGCCGTAAAAATGGCTAGACTTGTGCATAACACCAAAACTGATTCGTGGGTGGATATATGTGGATACTCAGCTATAGCAGGAGAAATAGATGAAGAACAAAGTAGAAGTTAGAGCTATATTAGGCATTATAGATCCTATAGATAATGGTTTACCTAATCTACAAGAATATAATTTTAATAAATCAATTAAAATAAAAAGTATGCAACCAGAAGATATTAATGATGCTATATCAGATTTTATTACAAAATCAGAGAAAGAGATTGGTGGAACCTGTGCTTATGGAGTTGTTCAAGTATATAAAAATAATCTTTTAATTATGGATTGTACTGTGGAGCATAAAGCCGTCAAAGATTTAAAAGAAAATAATGTAACGATACATTAAGGGAGAGAAAATGGAATATGAAGAAACCTATGGACCTGTACTGAATCCTGTATCAGCGTTTGCAAAAGCGTGTGATAAGATAGGATGGGGCAAGAAACTAGGTGATTTATCAGAACAAGAAGTAACAACTTTAATTTATTTAATTCAAGAGGCAGGCTATATAAAACATGGATCAAATATCGAAGAAATTAGAAAAATGGAGAGAAATTATCAACAATGGACGGGAAGAGCATCTCCCTCGCAAGGAATACCTTTTTGATCAATCCTTTAAATTAAAAAAGGTTATTGATGAATGCATTGTTGGTGAGAATAAAAAGAAACCAAGACGTACCTATTTGGGTGGGTCATCACTAGGAGAAGAATGTGCAAGGCGCATACAGTATAGGTTTATGGGTACAGAATCCGATCATGATAAAGAGTTCTCAGCCCGTACCTTACGTATTTTTGAGTTCGGGCATATCATAGAGGATCAAATGGCTTTATGGCTTAGACAAAGTGGGTTTGATTTACGTACAGAAAACAAGGAAGGTAAACAGTTCGGGTTTTCTATCGCAGATGATCAAATCAAGGGACATATAGACGGGGTAATTTGTTCGGGTCCTGAAGCAGCTGGACTACAATATCCTATGCTGTGGGAGTGTAAATCAGCAAATGACCGGAAGTTTAAGGAATTTGTTCGGGATGGTATGGCAAGAACTAATCCAGTATATGCAGCGCAAGTCGCTTTGTATCAAGCATATATGGACCTAACTGAACATCCAGCTCTATTTACAGTTATTAACAAGAATACATCAGATATTTATTATGAACTGGTAGAGTTTGATAAATCACTGGCTCAGAAGATTAGTGATCGGGCTGTTGATATCATCAAGGCTGTTGAATCATCGACAATGATGCCGAGAATAGCCCACAATAACGACTACTTTACTTGCAAGATGTGTGAATTTCATATGACTTGTTGGCAATAAAAAAAGGGTGAAAACGGAGCAAGTTTCCACCCACATCAATAAAGAGGTAAATACAATATAATGCGTGTTCTATCATTTGACAAGACTAAATATAGTATATCAGCTAATGAATTAGTCCATAAAATAAGCTCAACTGTGCCTGCATCGGTACAGATTGAGATACTAAAAGAAACTTATCCACAAGGCCGTATTCGGGGTAATCAATTCTTACTGGGTTCACTCAGAGGTGAGCCTGGCAACTCTCTAAAAATAGATATAACGCCAGGGCCACACTTCATGCAAGGCACTGATTTCAACGGGGGTGAAGGTGTCGGGGGTATTGTGAAGATCATGATGGAAGGAAAGGGTATGAATATGTCTGAAATACGGGAATATTTCGCTGGATATCTAGGTGATGAGCGAACTATTGTTCGGGATATTGACCAGTATGAAGCTTCCAATCCATTCCAAACACAGGTATCAAATCGTTTTGATATCAATACAGCACATGATGGAGAACACCAGTATCTGTCTGCTGAAGGTGAGGTCCTAGCAATTGTTCGGAGATATAATGTACGGGACGCTCAAGGTAACATCGTTATGGATACCACTGGCAAACCTAAAAAAGACTTCAGGCAGTTCACGCCAAACAGTTTATATCCAAAGATGCCTGACATCAGGCCACTTTATAATATACCAAACATCGTATCATCGGATAAAATTATTTATGTAGAGGGTGAGAAATGTGCTGATGCACTGAATGAAGTCGGGTTCACAGCTACCTGTCATATGGGTGGTGCAGGTATGCTATCCAGAAATTCGTCTTCAGCGTATGATTTTTCGCCCCTGAATGGCAAAGAAGTCGTTATATGGCCTGATAATGACAAGTCGGGCAAGAAGGTTGCAGAACTGGTGCAGCAACTGGCACTACAGGCAAACGCTAAATCTGTAACGATGCTTACGCCTCCACAGGGTAAACCTGAGAAATGGGACGCTGTTGATGCCATAGCAGAAGGGTTTAATGTTCGGGAGTTTTTAAATGAAGCAGCTAAACAGGTGCAAAAGTCTGTCAATTTACTGGATGATTCGCTGCTCATTACTCGATTCGATAGCCTAGCACCCGAACAAAAGTTCGTAGTTTCCAACATCATGCCCCTGGGAGTACCAGCATTATTTGCAGCAGCTGGTGATTCGGGCAAGGGTATGATGACACTGGACTTAGCTATGAAGATTGCTTCGGGCAAAGGTATGCAACAGAGCTTCGGGGGTGTTGTGAGTGAGTTCGGGAATACAGTTATATTCACAGCAGAGGACGATGAAGCTGAGATACACAGGCGTATCACAAGGCTGGATCCAAACGGGGATAGGTTTAATTATGAGTATGATATGCGTATTGTACCACTGCCAAACTACGGGGGCGTGTTCCCAATTATGCAACAGGGTTCGGATAAAAGCTATTACACTGGTGAACAGTTCGAGAAATATTACGAACAATTGTTGCAGATGAAGGACCTGAAGCTCATTGTGTTTGACCCACTGGCTTCCTTCGTTCATGCAGATGTGAATGCAGACCCTGCAGCTGGTGCAGCACTGATGTCACTGGTTGCCAAGATAGCCTCTGAAACTGGGGCGACAGTTCTTCTGTGTCATCACATGGCTAAGGTAAAGGACTCAGAGCCACCAAAAACGCCAGAAGAGGCTAGGAATCTTATTCGGGGTACTTCGGCCTTGGTAGATGGTGTTCGTTTTGCCTATGCTGTATGGAATGTAAGCTCAAAGATCGGGAAGAAGATGGCTGACAGTTTAAACATAGAATATCATAGGAATCGGTTTTTTGACGGGGCTGTTGTGAAGTCAAACGGACCTGCAGATCGTAACATAAAGCACTTTATTAGGGACTTATATACAGGATTACTGGAGGATAAATCCGAACAATTGTCTGCGATACATTCAGGTTCTGAGATGGATCATCGTGTTGAAACACTTTACAGCTGGATTGAAGAATGTGAGGAGGAAGGTAAAGCACTTACACAAATGGGTGATACTAACTCTATAATTGTTCGGCTTGAGGAGCAAAATGCCCCAGAAGTTCTGCGTAATTTAGAGCAATCGACACTTAATACTTACTGCCAGATACTACAGAGAAATGGTAGAATAGCTAAGTATAATCTATCTGGACAAGGTAGAAGAGTGTGGCTAGGTGTTGAGGGAGGATCACTGAGCAGGGGCGAATATATGCCAACAACAGCAAGAGATAATGCATAAAGGAGGACAAAATGACAGGTAGTTTATTAGTAGGTACAGTAAAGGTTTATAGCACGTTTATCATGCTAAACTTTCCCACTCTAGAAGAGTGTACAAAAGTACACCAAGAGATTTATAATGACGATACGAAATGTTTTATATCGTACAAAGATATATATGAAAAGATTTCTATGCCTTTGCCAAGACCAGAAATATTAGTTGAAGAAGATAAAAAAAAGCGCTGACAGTATGAGTGTAAGCGCTATATAGATAATTATAATTAAGAATATTTCCATTAATCGTTCATGTGTTCAAACTTATGTTCGATAATATTAGCTATCATTTTTGCAAAATCAGAGTGATCTCCGAGCGATGGATTAGAGTTTATTAAATCAAATATCTCTTTGACTTTCATATCTTCTACATCTTTTGACAGAGATTCCCGAACAATATCGTTATGTGGATTACTCATTATTGCCTACCTTTCTCTTTTTTTTACGTGATTTTTTTCTATAACCAATAGCTTCTTGTAAAGCTATTGATTTATTCTTTTTACCATTTCTAAAACTACCAAAATAATTAGCTTTTTTAATAGGCTTTAATTTAAACTCTTCTGCTATACTCATTATATTCTCCTCTTCAATAAACTTTTCATAGCATCGTAAAGATTATGAGTTGTCTCAAAAATTTCGCCATCAATGTTTACTTTAAAAGTTGGCCTAGGTTTTTTCTTTGTGCCTTTATAAACATCGATAACAAAGTGAGCATCTGACTTTAAAATATATCTTGATGTTCTTTCGTTAAACATAAATAATTTACTAATTGATTGCTCAATCTTATCAGCTTTTTCAAATACTTTCAAAAACTTATCTATCCAAGATACTTCTTTTTTATTTAGTCTTGCATCGTGTTTCATATCTCTTGGATCGGACATAGGGTGCAAATCATTCTTCTCACCCCATGCGTTATAAATATCTATTAATTTATTTGTACTAATCATTATTTAGCTCCTATTCCATTGACCTATCAACATATTTTTTATAATCGTCTTTAATCTCTATAGCCCATCTGCTTAACTGTTTGCAGATATTTTCAAAATTAACTTGTCTAGTATCATCACTATGATCGTTTAATTCGGCTTCTTCATCTACCCAATCTTTAATAGTTTTATAAATAAATTTTTGTAATTCTTGCTCAGAAGTTTTCATTATTTTGCTCCTTTACAATCATTGCAAATCAAATCAAAATCTACTTCATTAATATCTGACATTTGACCATAGTTTTCTACACCATCACAAACACTGCAAATATCAAAAGAAGAATTAAAAGGGTTGTTCTTAATTATTTCTGTAATTTGTTTTTCAGAAAGTTTCATTATTTGCTCCTATTTATTGACAATACCATATAATACCATAGACAGCATACATTGTCAACAGCCTTATTTGGCTTGACATTTGCATTGATTGCATATATATATAGGTATTCAACAAGGAGGACAATATGACAAACAAAACATTATATATGGCCTATGGTTCTAATATGAACATTGGTCAAATGGCTAATCGTTGTCCAGATGCAAGACCTATACACGGCTTTATCTTACCAGATTTCAAGCTGGTGTTCAGGGGTGTAGCTGACATTGAGCCATCCAAGGGTAGCTATCTACCTATTGGATTATGGGAGATTACTGACAAATGTTTGATCGCTCTTGATCGCTATGAGGGTGTATCTAAAATAGGTAATGGTCTATACAGAAGACATTATTTCAGAGATAACATCTTTCATGATCGCACAGTGATGACATACATGATGAACCACAAAGGTATCTCAGAGCCAAGTAGTTTCTACTACAATGTCATCAAAGAGGGTTATGCTGACTTCGGACTTGACGACAAGCACCTTCGCAAGGCTTTGGCAGAGGCCAGAGAAAAAACTGTTACTGACTATGATTTTTTTGGTTACAGAAAGGGTGATTGGTGGTACGATGTCAAGACTAAGTAAAATATTCATGTATTTTCTCCATAACTGAAAGCCTCGTTTTTGCGGGGCTTTTTTTTTGCTGCTGCTTCCGTATAATTGTTCGGGTGAACTACAACTACAAACTGCAGTACACTGTAGTTCGTCACACTGTAGTTCGCAAACACCTTATTTGTAAGGGGTTCGGGGGTTTACTACAGTTGTACAGTTCGGGCTAGACTACAGTTAAGTTTTCGGTGTAAGTTATTGATTTTAAACAAACTATTTACTACAGTGTGGTACACCCCTTACAGGGGTATGGTGGGGACTGTAGTAAGTCCCCCACCACCACCATACCAAAAGACTTGATAACTTCATCTGTAGCTGTATGATAGGACCAGCAGTAATAACAGGAGAATTGTTCGGAATGTCAAAGTTCGGTGAACCTTCAAAACATAAAGACAACAGGAGAATAACAAAACAACAGCAGGAGTTTCTGGATAACTATGTTCATAAAGACATGACTCAGACAGCCTCTGCGAGATCAGCAGGATACGCTAATCCAACAGTAGACGCTGTTCGCCTTCTCAGAAGGCCGATCATACAGGAACGACTGGAGGAGATGCGACAGGAGCTAGAGAGCAAGTTCGGGGTGACTGTAGCTAAATCTGTTCGGGATTTGCAGCACATACGGGATCAAGCCATGATGGTCGGGAAGTTCGGTGATGCAATACGGGCTGAAGAGCTAAGATTGAAGGCCACTGGACTACTAATTAATAAAAGCCATGTAAAACATGAGAATGTTGACGCTATGACTCGAGAACAATTGTTAGAAAAACTTGGCGATTTTATGAAAATAGCCCAGCAACGTATGAAGGATATTACGCCAGCGCAAGAATCCGAGCCTCTGATAGTAGAAGATAACACAGTTCAGTAAATTGTTCGGGATAACTTGGGTTTCCCAGCAGGACGGAGCAGAATCGGGCTGGTGAAGGGTGTTGTTCCAATGCCAAAGTTACCAGAATCGGGACATCGGGACAACTCGGGACATTTGCAGCACCGCACAATTGTTCGGGATTCGGGCTTACGGCAGCCCTGGCAGCCAGGGAACTGGGTCGCTGCCCCAGGCAGCAACAGCACTTCGGACCTGCAGCAGAAGACAGTCGAACAATTGTTCGGGATTACACCCCAGGCAGCAGGTTAGTCCTGGCAGCAGTTCCCAGGCAGCGATCCCGAGGACCTCCAGGAGGACAGTCGAACAATTGTTCGTAATTTTTCCCGGGCGCTTCCAGGCAGCAAATTCTTTATCGACACGCCACACTTTGAAAAAAAGTTGTTGACACTATATAATATATATGGTAATTTGTGGTATTAGCAAAACAAAGGAGCTTAACAGCTATGAATGAAATTAAAGAAACTTTAAAAAGCCAAATCAAAAAGGGTGACACTGTTCACACAATAATAAGAAAAGTATCGCCGTCAGGAATGTATAGACACATTTCAATTATTGTTCAATCGGGTGATAGCCTTCTCAATCAATCTTATAATATTGCCAAACTTCTGGGCTATACTTATAAAGATAAGACGAATTCGATCGGAATATCGGGTTGCGGTATGGATATGGGTTTTCACTTAGTACATCATTTATCTTCGGAACTGTACGGGGACGGGTACGCAATTAAACAAAGGTGGCTATAATGGCAAAGTGTGAAATTTGTAACGACTACAATGACGATGAAATAGACAACATGTCAGAAGGTGATGACGCTCAAGATAAAGCTATGGAAGAAAGCCCTCATTACAACCCAAACATCTACTTCTATTGGCATGGCGACATTAAGGAGAAATACGACATGGGTGATTACAATTGCCTATGTGGTCGTTGTTTCAACCAACAAGACATGGAGGGAAAAATTAAATGGGAGGAAAAACAATGTTAAAAGTATTAGCCTTGTTACAATCGGTGTTTTTATTAGCTATGATTTATATGATTATAGCAATCGGGCTGGCCTTGTAAGTCGGGTCGGGGTTCGGGGTTCGGGTTTTATCGGGTCTTAAATAGATCCGAACCTCAGCCCAAAAAACACAACAAAAAAACACACACAAAAAAAACAAAAAAAGCTGGATTTTTTCCCAGCTATTTTTTTTTAAATAATCCGAACAATTGTTCGAGTTTACCAGCTGATAAAAAAAAGCTGGCTGGATATCCAATAAAAAAAATCCGAACAATTGTTATTTAAGTGTTGCAATGATTGCATATATATGCATAATGAATATAGGCGCTTGGTTGTGCCTATCTAGTGAAACAAAGAAAAGGTAATAAAAACAATGACTTACAATTATTTATTCAGTGTAGAAATAGAATTTACAGTAGAAAATACTAACATATTAGGTGATGTATTTAATCTTTTAGGTCCTGAAATTACAGATTATGTAGTTTTAAAAGAAGATGCCACGCCAAATTCTGAGCAAATTTTTGAAATTAATATGCCACCAATGATATTAAATGAATTTGCTATAGAAAAATATAAGTTAATAGAAAATAAATTAACTAATATTGGCGCTAAAATAAATTCTAAGTGCGGTTTACACGTACACGTATCATCTAGACAATTATCATATACAGTAGATCCCGTTTCATTTAATCATCTATCGTGGGATAAATTCTCAACTAATAAAGCTGAAGTTTTAACAATGCTAGATTATACTAATCAAATGTCATTACTAGCGCTTAAAGACATTGGTATCAGATATTATGATCACTTTGCTGAAATATGTACTACTCTAGCGCCTAGCAGACACAATAACTATTATGCAAAAAAAATGAGTAATTATTATGATAGAATAATGAATGCGAATACCATTGATGAATTGGCAAGAATACAAGGTGGTAATAAGTTTTATGCTGTGAATTATAATCCTTTAAGATCATCAAAAGAAACTATTGAGTTTAGGCAACGTGATGGATCTTTTATAGCTGAGAAGATTATTGATTGGTGTACATTCTTACTTAATATGATTGATCATACTATTAAAAATAGAATTGCTTTAGGTTCTGGAACAACAGAACAAACAATTGTTCTGACAAGACCATCAGATACTGGTGTTATGCAATTTGGTAATAGTCAAGCTACTAGAATGGCATCTTTTATTATTAGGAATGGTGGTAGCGCATCTACAAGAGAAATCATGCAAGAAGTAGGTTTAAACACACCAAACTCTGTGCGTGCTAGAGCGAATGAAATAAGACGTATTTTAGGAAGTCAGCAAGCTTGTACTAATATTCCGCAACAAGAATTTAATAATCAATACGGTTCTAGTAATGGATTATATGATCTAGGCGGTTATAGAATACCTGAGACATATACTAAAATTGAAACAACAAACCAACCAAACGAACAATTCTTGCCACCAAATATAATTGGTTCTGCTCATGTACACTATGGTTTAGATCATGATGTATATAATAGATTAATTAATAGGTTTTCATGACCTATAATTAATATAATTAGAAGAGGCCGTTTCAAAACGGCCTTTTTTTTGCGCTGTATTCAGGTAAATTTAGCCGTACAGCCGAACAATTGTTCGAAGGTACCCTAAACCACCGGACTAAAAAAAGGTCGGGCAAAATGGATCCTAGGCACCCCCCACAAGACACAAGTTTAGCAAGCAGGCTCTATACCAACTTTTTTACAAACAATCACAAAACATTTGACAAATGTTGTAATCATTGCTACTTTTAATTATGTTTATGCCGATTATACTGATATGTTCGAGTGTTTTTGCCGAAAGTTGCATGGTTGTCACTAGAAATTGGGAGTTCTACGACAATTGGGACGATTGTTTGGCTATTTCACAAGAAAAAGCGTTGATTTTGTTTGAGGAGCCATCTGTTTACCATGTAAAGGCGCTATGTCAGGAGATAAAATTGGAAGGGAGAGAGATATGAAGCGTAAATACAACAGTATGATGAGTGGTGAGGAGCTGAAATCGGCTCGTAAGAGCTTGGGATTGACGTTGCAGCAGATGGCTGACCAGCTAGGTGTGGGTATGCGTATGTATTGCTACTATGAAAAGGGAGAAAAACCTATTCCTTTAGCGATTGAGCAAAGTGTAAAGGCTAATTTGGGAGCGAAAGAGCCTTTAGACGGGTTTTCGATGTTTGATTTGAATAGAATCAAGGCTTTGAGGAAAGAAATTGATGATATATTGGGTATTGGTAGCGTAGATATAGACCGATTGGAGAAAATTTTAAAACAATCTTCAAAAGAATTTGATAATATGTTGTCAAAATACTAAATCTGTACTAACATAAGACAATTTTTTTAAAAAAGGATGTTAATATGCTCCCAAATCCTATGCAAACACCTCCAATAGGAGGTATGGCACCCATGAATACCACTCCCCCGATGAATATGATGCCTCCGATGCCCCCGATGGGTAAAATGCCACCAATGGAGATGAATTTAGATCCTATGGCTAGGCAAAATTTTAATAATCTGATGAGTGGCATACAAAGTCAGTCGATGATTCCACCGATGCCGATGCGTATGAACGAGGGTGGCTCTGTAAACCCTTTGATGGCGTTAATACAGGGAATAGGTCGTTTACTTGGCTTTGGCGGTGGTCAGGAACCTTCTAGAGGTATGAGTTTTGGTGATGCGTTTGCTAAAGCCCGTAGGGAAGGAAAAAAAGTTTTTGAATATAACGGCAAAATGTACACGACAGAGATTAAAGAGGAAGAAGATGCTAGGATAGCGCAAGAGGAGGAAGATAGTCGTAAAGCAAGAAGATATACTGGTCCTACTGTTCCTGCGATGGAAGATCCTTATGATGAGATTATGTCATCCACACCTCCGATGGGTGATGAGTTTGATGTTCAAAATCAAAGTGGTAAATCATCAAATTTAGATGGTATAACTGAAGATATTGAAAGATTAAGAGGAAGAGTAAACAATCTTTTTAGGATGGCTGAAGCTGATGGCCAGCCTCCTTTTACATCAACTAAAGCTAGGTTTACTGGTTTTGACCCAAAAGTTCCACCAGGAGGTAGACCTGTTCCACCACAAGTAAACCAAGGTGATGAGTTTCAAATGGCAGCTGGCGCTGATGCTCCAAATGTTGAAACATTTGCTAAAGATGCAGAAAAAAACTATTTAGATTCAATGGTAAGTGCGGTGTTTCCAATTGAAAAGAATACTATACTTTCTAGTGGTGTAGAACCCATAGAAGCTCAATTAAATGCTTTGATGAATATATCTAATCAGCAACCTAATTTACCTGCAGGTCTTACGGGAGGTGTAAAGCCATTGGGTCTTAGTGAGAAAATTCAAAGTTTACTTCAGAATTTACAAAGGATGGGTTTAAGTGATAAGTTATCTAGTAGCATAAATGATAAATTAGATCTATTAGGTATGAAAGAGGGTGGTTCTGTCACTGATGCTATCGCTAGATTAGAAAATGGTGGAGATGCTGAGAGCGAGAGTTTTCAACAAAGGCTAGAAAAGTTTTTTGGAAGTGGAATATTAGATAATCTTTCTGAAGAAGATAAGGATTTTTTAAAAATAGGTGG